CGTTTTCCATCACGTAGATGTAGCCAGCCACTTCAGCTAGAGCCGGAGCCGTGAGCGTGGCGTTTTCCCTCACGTAGATGTTGCCAGCCTTCACTAGAGCCGGAGCCGTGAGCGTGGCGTTTTTCATCACGTCGATGTTGCCAGCCTTCACTAGAGCCGGAGCCGTGAGCGTGGCGTTTTCCCTCACGTAGATGTAGCCAGCAAAGCTAGTGACGTATGAAAAGTCTGGCGTCACGTCATTTTTCATCGCGGCAGTCCAGACATCGTGCCACTTTTCGGTGTCGGAAAAATACGTGTCCAAATATTTGCCGGAAGTGATAGCCTCTTGCAGCTTGGAGTAGTGCGACCGAATGCGCTTAACCAAGCGTTCGGGACACTCGGCGCAGTTACGGATCAGTTTTTCACTGGAAGGCATGTCGCCTTGGCCATCCCATTCGGCCTCAAAGATGATTGTCTTTCGATTCGGTTCGTTGTCTCGCCATCCGGCAGCTTTGATTGCTTCCGAATGCGAGTTTGATGGCAGGTGAGCGCACTGCATGTCTTGGCCGATCATGCGCCAAGCAGTGCTATTAAAATCGCACATTTGTTTTCCTTTGGTTGGTTGTCATAGTCCGCATTCTTTCCTTGCGCGTTTCCGCGCTTGTTTTCTGTCCACGCCTTCCTTGATGAGTTTCTTGCGCAGCCTTTCGGCGTCGCGAGTCGCGTTGTCGAGTAGCGTCACATAAAGCTCGCCGATCTTGCATGTTTGTTCGGTGCGCAGCGCTCTGCCCGACTCGCGAAAGCCAATCAAATTATTTGGGTAAATCGTGACGACGATTTCGCTTTTACAGCCGTGCGGGACTTGCGCGTGAACGCAACGCCTGATTGGCTTGGTTGAGAGTTTGGTCATAAGCACGAGTTGTTTTGCGTAATCATCCGGTCATCCGCTGGCCAGCCAAACATCGAATACCCTTGCATTAGCTCGGCGGTTTCAGGGCCAACGCCCAAGGATTTGTTTTTCTTGTCTAGGCACTCTTTGGCGTATTCCTTCTGCCACGTCCAATCGGTTTTGTAATAGCCTGTTTCTCCACGCTTAATGATGATCGGGGTGACTTCTTTCACCGATGGATCGGCCATTTCAATATCCAGCAAGCCGTAGCAGACTTCGGGTAATGGTGTTTTCATTTCAGTTGCGCCTTTCGGGTTTCAAGTTTCCAAATCTCTCGGTAATCGGACATTACGAGATTCTTGCAATCTGGCGGCAAGTCTTGAAACCGAATGCGTCGCCCCAAGTGGCACTTGCGGCCAATAGCCGGCGCAAATCCCGACTTGTTCACGTCGCAATGATGCCATTTCGTGCTGCCCCACATACCGATCCCTTGCGGGTGAAATGGGTCACTAGACATGGCCCGATATGAATACTCAGGATCAGATTGCCTGTCCCGTCCGCGCTCTACTCCTGCCCGTCCGGTAAAGCAGACTGTATAACGGTCGCCTGAACCGCCAACTTCCGGCCCGCCGTTATCATAACAGCGGACATACTTCGGCACTCCATTCGGCAATAGCGCCGCAAGCCGTTTATCAGATCGCCTTGAGGTTTTCATAATCGCAGCTTTCCATCGTCGGAAACATAAAGATTGCATTCGCCGAACGATTTTGCGGAAGCCGTAAGAAACTCGCACTGCTCCGGCGTGCCAAAATCGTTTTCCCAAAATCCGGCTCCGTGGCCGTTGCGCGTCAACCAAAAGTCGTGTCCAGCTTGCTTGGGAGGGTAGCCGTCAAGCCGGTTGGACGCTTGGAACTTGGCGCAGTCATTCACTATCTGTTCCAAGGCTTCCGGTGCCAGGTCCAGCCAAGTTTTTTCGCTCATTTCTTCACTATCCGGCCCCGCTTCCGTGAAGAACATTGCTTCGATGTATGCGAGCGTGAAGGCGTCCACGTCGTGCTGTAGGTTTCTGATTTCAGTTACAGGTTTCATTTGATCGTTTTGTTTTCCGGTGCGTGATTGCAACCAGATTCGCGGGCGGGAACTATCCGCCCGCAGTCTGGCGGCTCTTGAGTTATTGGATTCCTGCAAGTTGTTTCGCCGTTGAAACGTTGCGCTCGTTTCGATATGCCTGCCATACGCCAAGAGAAGGTGTCCACCGAAAGCCGGAAGATTTTAGTTGAGTGCGAACATCAACGGATGGCTTGCCTGGAAACGTAAGGCGAACTCGGTTTTCTGCTGGGCAATCTTCCAACGTCGCGTTGCTTCCCTGTGCCTCGCTTGCCGGCGTATCCTGATTGCGGGCGATAACCACAAGCCGGCCTTTCATCCGTTGAATATTGGCGTTGTTGTTGGTTAGTTCATAACTTGGAAAACCAAGGCGACCGCAAAAATCAGGCTCGAAAAGAGCTTTTGCAACACCAGCCGGGAAACCGGCTTGTTCAAGTGCTAATCGCCCATTGGAAACGTCATTCTTGAACTTACGGACGATCACATTTGCCGCCTTCATTCGCTCCTGTAGCTTTTCAGCATCGGCGATCTTGGTTTTCAACCGTTCCGTTGCGTCTGAATCGCCCGCCATAATTGGCCGTAACTCAGGGCAAAGTGTTTTGCGGATTGCTGCCAGTGCTCGGTTTCTGAATTCCAGCAATTCTTCAAGCCGCTTGTGGGCAATGTTGTTTCGCTTTTCGTTTCGGCGCGTCGGAAAGTTTGACGGCCCGGTTATCATAACGGACATGCAACGCGAATCACTCCGCAGCTTGGCAAGATACCTTGCCTGGTAGCCGTCACGGTAACGCGCAAACTCAGCCCGTAGGGTTTCGGCCATGCCATCCTTGCCGACGGTGAGCTTTGACAATTCTGCGAAGTCTTGCGCCATTTGCTCGGCGTAACCGTCGCGGACTTGCTCGGCGCGTTTGTCTGGTGTGAAACTGATGCCAGCATAAGCAGCCCGCGCAATGTCGGTTGGAATATCGTTTGTGAAGGTTTCTGCGTTCACGCTGCCACCTTCCCTTCCGCCGCTTCATTTTCGTTCAACGTTTCCAAGTGTCGCGAGACAAGCTCCAATATTGCCCTGTCGCGTTCTGTCCTTGGGAATTGCTGCTCGGCAGTCGCGTGATAAAGCGCGTGATCCGGTGCGTCTGGATCATCGTGCCAGTCGGCGTTATCTTTTGACGCGCCTTTGCAAGTTTGATCCATGACGGAACGTAACAGCGTCACGCATGCCCGCACGCGGTCAAATTCTTCTTTGGTGTTCTGCACACGCCCAACCAAGTCGTCTCCGTTGAACGGAGACTTGATCTCCTTAACGTCTGGCGGTCCAGCGTGCCCGAATTCAAAGCGGTCATAAAGCGCCGCGCTTGCCGCTTGTGGATTGTCGGCGAATACTTCCGCCGTGATAGAGTAAAACTTGCCGATTGCGCCAAGCTTTCGGCCCGTGAATTTGATGCTATAGGTTTTCATGTTGATCGTTTTAGTTAATGTTTACCGTTACACGCGGACGGTAAATTCAGACAAAGCGCAAGTCAACTCAGAATTACGCAAGCAAGTGAAGTACTCAGGAAACTTATCCCTACCATTAGCCAAACTACAAACGTCGAACGGCTGGACAAGTGGCACAGGGCAAGCTTGATGGCACTCAGAAAATTTGTGTTGACAATGACTGAGCACCGTTTAGGATTGCGCAACGGTAACAACAACATTCAACAACGATCAATGAAAACAATCACCCCGCACCCTGATAAACCAGACTGGTTTTTACTGACTGAAGCTGGCGTTACGCTTGCCGCTGGCAGTCTTGAACATTGCCAAAAGTTCGCCACGATCCGCGAATGTTTCGCCGATGGATCGACAATTGAAACGGATGAGACAACCGGCAATCGTACAGTTGTCGGAAGAATGGCCCACGCTGCTTACTTTAAGCGTCTGCGCGAAGAAAAGATTTTTAACTCTACGCCATGCGCGGTAATTGACTTTTGCGTGAACCTTGACGGCACGCGCAAATGTGAACTGATTCGCAAGCTTGTCAGCAATCCAATTACCGCCGCCGAATTCGGCCCGTACGCTTACGAAGTGTGGACTAATGACGATCCGCAGAACGTTGTAAGGTACCTAGATTTTGAACGCGCCAACAAGGCGTTCCGCGCTGCGGCTGTTAACGGAACAAACGGTTTCGGCGTATGAACGACACCGACAAAGCCCTGAACTACTACAAGTCAATTGTATTGCACACTCGCCCGCAATACGTACCAGCCAAGGTGTCTCTACCGTTACGAGTATCAGGAGACTCTATATTTGATTCGGTGTCCGTTGAACCGGGAGAATACGAGTGCAATAGCAATCAGTGGGGCGCAATCTCCGTGCAGGCCGCCAACGGCAGAAGGCTCGGCGTTAAGCCGTGTGAATTCGAGGTTATTGAATGGCGTCCCAACGATAGCAAATAACCACCGTTTCACCACCAGCCGCAGCACACTGCGGCGTTTTTGCGTACAGCGCACCAGACCGTTTCCACCGTCCAAGGTAGCACCAACACCAGAAAAGCTCGCCCTGCGTCAACGTGGAGCGATTTCCGCCTACCGTAGCGAGACAAGGAACCTGCCAGGACAGCCAAGCCAACCGCTAGGCACAACATCGTACTGGTTTCCCCTAGGAAAGAATTGCCGATAGGCAGAATTTGCCTAGTGGTTGCGTTCGTTTAATCACTGCTCGCTTGTGAAACTTTTCACAATCTCTATACTTGAGTAACCTAAGTGAGTTACTTATGTATGGATTTACTCTCACCTGGAGTCCGTCACACCGTTGGTAAGCAACGTGTTATCAACGTGTTGCATACAGTGAGGCACAACTTGTGGTGTTGCGAGACTGGCGTGACCACAAGCGAGCGTGCAAAACCACCACAAACAGGCCACCGGGGCGTGGGGTTTGAGTTGCGTACGCGTGGAGATACGTAGGAGGTCCTGCGCGACTCAGGCTCATTTCCTCATATTGACTTGTGCCTATATGCGTTATGGGTGATATAGGTTTGTGGGATTGGTTGGGTTTCGATGGTTCGTGATTCAGTTCTGTCGGTGTGTGGAAGCGTGTTTTCCTTGTGGCGTGGATTTGAGCTTTGTTTTGCAGGTGTACACAAGACACCCACAATAGGTAGGAACAGCCTTTCGGCTTTGAGCGAGTCTAACTGGCAACTGGCGGGGTATTGCATTGCCCGCCACGTAGAGCGCTCTAAGTTTGCGACTGGTTGGTAACGGTTGCGACCAGAGCGTGGGTTTTCGGGGGCAAGAGGGCTGAACCTCTATTCCTATCACACGTCGAGGCGTGAATACTCCCGCCGTAAGGCGGAACCACTCCGTTAGTGGTCGGTTGTCGGATTCCTGCGGCAACGGTGCTCTGGTGGTCGTCTCGGTCGCGAACAAAAGTGGGTTTCATCCAATGCCAGTCAAAGCCCAATTCTTCGAGCTTCTGTCTGGCTTCTTTTGGATCGGTCATCTTACGCATCCAGCGCAGATGGTGGGAAGCGGAGAGGCAACGGACGGGCTTTTCTACTGCCCATGTGGCGGTGGCGCGTGCCGTGCCTTTGGCAGCGAACAGGGCGCGGGTCTTGATGCTCATTTGTCGAAACATCACGTAGCGCGGAACTCGCTTCTTCCATTCGTTCTCCATAAAAAGGATAAAACCGTACCTCGACCTGAAATAGCACGCCCCCGCATCAAGGGCTGGTCAAAGTACGGCTTTATCCACATGCGGGCCGGTGCTATCCAGCCAAGTGATGCGCAAGATAACCAAACCTTATACCTTGTCAATGGATTTATTTCTGTTTGCCGCACTGGCCATCGGCTGTTACTTTTGAAGGACCAAATGCCAACACCCGAAGAAATCGAAGCCTTCTCGCACATGGTCGCCGAGAAAGCCGAGACACCAGAAGCGACCGCACGATTGGAACAACTCAATGCACGCATTGCTGACATCACTAAACAAATCGCTGACGCTGACAATTCCGGGGTGGCTGACGGCGATCCTGCTGCTTGCCGGGATCGTGCTCGCGCTGCTTTTTCTGCGCTGGCTGCTGACGTGGGGAAGCGGCAAGTGGTAGGTGAGCCGAATAACCTATTCAACGACTTCGTTCGCAAGCACCAACTGGCGGTCGAAAACCTGACCGAACAGCAACTCGCGGAGGCAATCCGGCAGGCAATCGCCGCTGGCGACTTCCAGAGAAACGTGCTCCAGGACGGCTCTGCGCAGTCGGTTGTTTACATTCCGTACAGAGAATCCGAGCGCTTTCGTGGACTCTACAACGAACTGCTTTTTGCCGTGGCCAGAATATACGAAGGCGAGACTCGTCACGAAACGGCGCTGCGTTACATCCGTGAACGTGAGAGCACGACACCAGAGGCGCGTGTCTCAACGCAGGAACTCGCCGACAATTCTTGGGACATCGGGATCGTATCCGGCGTTCTTCAAGGCATCGAATGCACTCCGACATTGCTGCCGAACCAGAAAGAGGCGATTGCGGATGCTCGTAAAGCCATCAAGCGCATCGAAAGCAGAAACAGCCGTTTGGTGGTTATGGCGGTCAAGCCGGACGCCCAGCCCTAATCCCATCGTCAATTCTTTTGTCAACTTTGCATTGACAAAGAGTGTGGTCTGGCGCACGATGCCTGAATGATCGACAACAGACTACAGCCCGGAACGGACGAGCCTGAAATCCCAGTGACGCAGTGGGTGGGTGAAGTTAATCCGGCCCTTCACTCTACAGTTCCGTTGCCGGACGGTGTTGTTATCGGTGGTCCTTGGCCGCACACGATCATCACATGGCCAGGTGGAAAGTCGAGGCCGGCAACCAAAGTGGAGCACGACTTGTTTCAGGCGCTTGAAAAGGCGAATGCGGAGGCTGGAGTATTGAGGGCGTCCATTGCGGCGATGCACTACCACTCAGCTAGGCCAAAGGTAAACAGCGACACTGACATGATCTCTCAATTTTGGTCTATTCGAGACGAGTGCGAGCGGTGCATTCCAGAATTGAAACCTCTCCGGCCATAGAAAAAGCGCTGGCGGTTTCCCACCAGCGCCTAACCCGGCTTCTCACGACCGCGCCATGCCACTGCTGTCCAGTGCTTCACCATGCCGTCGCATCGCGAATCACCGCTTCACTTCACCAACGCAGTTCTGACACTACGACGCATTGCCTTTACCGGACGTTGCTGGACTATTCCCAAGCGTGTCCTCGCGCTGCCATGCCTTCGCGTTGCTTACCCTAACCGTGCCTCAGCGTTGCTGTCCTCTGCCATGCCTGAGCATCACTTGTCTTCGCTTCTCATATCCCAAGCCAGACCCAGCTATGCCACTGCTGATCCTTACTCTGCTACTCCCTTGCCTTGCCTTTGCCCTTTCGCGCTTGGCCTTGCCCGTCGCGTTACTTGTCCATTCATTGCTAATCCGCCGCATAGCGTTTCGCCGCTTTGCCTATGCCCGTCGGTTCTCTGCTTTTCCTAGGCTTGTCTCCACGTTGCTGTGCCATGCCTCCACTGATCTACTCTACGCTTTGCTGAAACATTGCTTTATTCACTGTTCGGACTACTGCGTTTCATCACCATGAATGACCGCTCGCAGTTCGGGCAGTGCAGGCAGTCTGTCCAGTTGTGTCGCGGGCGAGGCACTGGATACAGCGTAACGCCGTCCGGCACATCGCACTTTTGCTCGCAGTCTATTTTGCAAGGCCCAACGTAGTCCAAACCATTCTCGTCAATCTTCATAGACATAGCACCACAGCAGTCCGAATATTATTCCGATGGTGAATCCCAACATGGCGACTTGCTTTTACAGTTCTTTGTAGCTGAAACGTCCAAATGACCCTCCGCGCCACTGGCCATAACCCTTCATTGCTCCGTACTCCAATGCCTCGATGATCGAGTCCTTCGTCAGCACGGCCAGATTCGACTTCGCGTTTGTGCCTTCCAGCAGCGTGATCGTGAACTGACAGTTTGTGCCAGCCGGAAGCAGTTCCGACCGCGCCAGTGCGATCCTATCTCCCTGCATCGTTGACGCTCGCAACGGCCTTTCACAAATCGACTCCGGTTGCATGATCGGCCTGTCCTTGTCGTCACGGAAATAAATCCGTCGCGGCGCAACGAACACCAGAGAATCCACCGACCGCTTGCACGACCACTTGGAGAGCTTCTTCACGGACGCCTCACCGAGTTCGATCAGCACGGAAATAGACTCCTTCAAGAATCCTCTCCAGGTGTAGTCCCAACAGAACAGCCCTTTCTCGTCGCGAGCGAAAACCGTGGTCGCCTTCTCAATACGCTCGTCCGCCGTGTCAGGATCGGAAACCGCCGCAATTTTTTCGGCTGAGTTTTTCTTCACGATGTCAGGCGTCTTGCCTTTATCCTTCGCCATCTTAGTGACGATGTAATCTTCCATGAGTTGTGGATTGCCCGGCAGAGAGCCGAGCACCGATTCGGTGAATGTCACCGCGATTTTGATTTCTGTTTTTGTCATAGGTTTACTGTGTTTCGGAAAATCTATCAGTCCGCAGGCTCGATTCGCGAAAGCACATGGGCGTAAAGCTCGACGATCTTCAGTTCTGTCTTTGTTGGATTGAGCAGCGCGTAGCCATTTGGCAACATCTGAATTCCGGTGCCGTTAAGTGCCTTTTGGAACTGCTCTTTGTTCGGGTCGTTGGCCTTAACAATACGACCCTCAAGCCTTTTCGCGCTGGCCTTCCACGCTTTCCATGCAGCTTCCAATTCCAGGTTGATAATATTGTTCAGCACCGTCTGCCTTCCATTGATTTCCCAACAGCCTTCTGTAATCTCAGTTTCCGAGACTTGCCGGATTTGCGATCTGTTCCATGTTGGCGTAATGGCCAAGCCATCAATTGAGCTACACCACTGCTTGAACGCCTCGTGCTCCGAACCGTATTCGTCACTCATCTCAGCCCTTTCGCCTTCATCAATTCTCTCACGCTTCCAAACCACTGCTGTTTCCGTTGAGTCTTGGCGTGAAGCCGGTCAAACAGCATGGCGGTGATGTTGCGGCCACTGCGCTTCCCGTGACTTGAAAACACGACGCTTTTCTTAACGATCCTCTGAGTGGTTGGTTTCATGCAGATCACATTGGCCATCTCGGCTCGTTGGCGCAACGCGGTTGCCAGACTGGAGGCGGTTCGGCGTCGAGAGTGCCTTTGTGCCAAATTCGGTAGCCGTCGCCGTTTATCTTCCGCGTCTCAACCTTAATTCCCATCTCTTTAGCTATCTGAGAAACTTGGCGATTCGTTGGCCACGTAAAACTCTGATCGGCAAACATCGAGCGCAGCGTTTCATACAGCACGCACCCACGGCTTCCCGGCACCTTGCGCGAAGGAATCGGAATTCCGCTTTCAACGACAGGAGGATTGCAGGCAATCGGTTTCATTCGCATCCGGCCTTCCAACCAGCATCGGTCGGCGAGTGCCAAGCTTTGCATTTGTGGCAGTATCGTGGTTTCTCGTTCGTCGAAATTGCATCTATCGCCGACTTTAGTAGGCGTTGTCCTGATTCAGCTTCCATGTATGCCTGTTTTAGATGCCCTGCTTCGGACATGCGGGCTGCGTTTATGAATGAGGACACCGCGAGGTCTTGCATCGAGGCGTATTTGTTTTCCTCTGGCTTCGAGACTCGGAAAACCGTCTCACGGCCACACGTATCGCACCAGCCGCCGACCATCCCATGCGTGATTGCTTCCGACTTGAAGCCGTCCATCCATCCGCAGGCGACGCATTGGCAGTCCACGTATTTGGCCGAACAAGGCGTTGCACCTGATGAAGCATCCCCATTTCCATTCTTCTCGATGAACTCGCCGTGTTTCATTTTAGCAGGCGCAATCTTCGTAATCGCCTTCATCCTTAACAGGAGCCTGCTCTTTGAACGCAGGATGGCTCCAAGAATGCCGCAGATCGGTGACTGTGTTCGGAAATAAAAATAGCCAGCACGTCTCTCCAAACCAAACTGGCTTTGGTAAGAACGGATCGACGACGCCGACATGTGGCAACACACACCCAACAACTCCGTTTTCAATAAATCCTACACGCTCTCCGGGAGAAAGTGTGCATCCAGCCATCACTGGCGCTATGGCCACATGAACTGCATCCCTATGCGCCTCGCCTTCGATTATTTGTCCGAGTTTGATTTGATCTTTCATTTGAGTTTTGCTTTTAGCGCTTCGATTACCTTTTTCACTTCACTTTTCAACAGGCTTATTGAAGTCCATTGCGTGCCGTTGCTGGTTACGCTCAGACACACTTGACCATCTTCCAGAGGATGCCTTTCAAGCTTAACCTCCACAGCGAACTTTTCTTTTCTCCACTCCAGAAGCCGAGCGTCAATATCGGTTTCGTGCCGAACATTAGGCTCGCTGAAAATTGGTTTCATGTGCGCGACGATACGCCTGTTTTAGTCGTTGTCAACTGAAAAGTTTCGCGCTAATCGAACTCTAAATTTTTCCCGACGCGGCCCAATATTACAAAACACAGGACGGCGGTTAAGAAGCCGGCAAGGAATGCAAAAAGAATGTCGATAGTCATAGGGTTATTTTATCGCCTTGAAGATTTCACTGATATGTCTCGTCTTTCCCTCCGGCTCAACGTCCGGTGAGATGGAGCGGAATTTCCAATCGCGCACGTATTTCAGTGCTGTGAAGATTTGATTTCGATTGTGGGCCAAGCACCCGTAATGCTCGTGAGTATTTTCAGAGACTATTTTTGCGAGGTTCATTAGCTGCTTGTTTGTCAGACGCTTCATGCCTTAAAGTTCAGTTCTCCCATAAGTATCATCGCGTTCTGTAATCCGGCACGCCTTCGAGATTGACGTGTGTTGCGTTCATTTTATGTTCTTGAAGATTTCGGATATGTGGCGTGGTTTGCCCTCCGGCTCAACATCTGGCGAGATAGATCGAAACCCGGCCAGTGCTTTTTGCTTCTCGGTCACGCGGATTCGGTTTCGTTCGTGCGCCCGCGCCTCGCCGAGAAACGACGCCAGTCGGCCCATGTCCGAAAGCAAATTGTGAATGTTAAGCCGCTGCCTGAATTCTGGTTTGCGCTTCGAGTTCTGGTGAATGATGAATACCAACACGCACCTAAGATCATCTTGCACAAATCCGTTGTTGAAGAAATCCCACAGGTATCTTTCGACGGCTTGATATTTCAAGTCGGCTGGATTCTGTCCGGTGATCCGACACCATTCGGCGTGGAGTGCTTTTAGTTTGTCAGATATGTTTGTCATGTTTGTGGTCATCCTGCCGCCACCATCGCTTCCACGTCCTTTGGATGCCAAACTGCTATCTCACCGCCGCACGCATCCACCAAGGCCAGCAGACCATCAGGATACAGAGTGCGGAGTTCCGATAGCATTGGCACTTGTTCGGCAGCGTTGCGTTGTAATCTTTTCTTAATTGGAACTTTACCCGTCCTAAGAACAATTGCGTAATGAGCCGAGCCAGTCGGTTCAGACAATGAGCTTGGCGACCGGCATTCGTCGCATTCCTCATAAGGTAGCGCGTGCGGACATTTTCCGGTCCTTGGTATTCTTTCACTCATGGCTCGATCTTGGGTTTTAATAGAGTTGATTGTAGGCGCATCGTTCTCCCCACTCGTCTTGGAGCAAGCAAGTATTCGGTGAGCGCGCAGCGCATGTTTGCAAAGCGGAGAGTCATCTTGAATTGCCTCAGTAATGCGAGCGACCTCGGCGAGAGCAGCTATTCGCACGTCTTCGAGATTTAGGATCACATTGGCCACTCCATGATAAACGTGCTTGAAGTGGATTTCTTGGCACTCCAGTGAGTTCACCCAATTGATTGCTTCCTTTGGTGTCACTCTACACCTCCCGCTGCGTTGTGTTGCTCGATCATTCTGCGCACATAGGCCAGATGCTTTTCAATTGTGTCCAAGGCTGCCTCGTGCTGCTCGTCACCGTAGCAGCATCCGCCGCCGAGAGAACCGCTGTTCATAATCGACTTTACCAATGCCAGTGGGCTTTGATATGTCTCGATTTCCATTCCTCGTCCGGTGTTTTTCACCACCGCTATTACTTCATGTGTTATTATTCCCATGTTGTCTCCTATTTATCGTTCTGGCGTATGGAGCGTAAGTGGTGAATCACCTGTACGAGTGCGCTCCTGTGGCCGTCGAGTCGGTGGTATCTGTCCCATTCACCGTGGTCGCGAGCGTTTATCATCGCGCCTTCATCTTCTAGGATTTCGATTTTGAGCCACACTCGCAGTTCGTCGATGACCCGCACGTTAGACATCATCGCCTCCCTCGTAATGCTTCACCATTTCCTCAGTGCAGCAGCTTTCGAGAATCTTCCTGCGCTGGTGCATTGGGAGCTTCAGGAAGTCCGACCGCATCATCGGTTCACGAGTCCACCACCATGAGATATGCAGAGGCACACAGGGAATCAGGCAGACCCACAGGTCTATACAGTGCCCTTGGCGTTTCCAGAATGCCCCAACCCAGAAGTCTTGGATCTTCCATTCAAACTCGGCACGCCATTGGAAATTGCGCGGCGGCCACAGCATCGTTTTGTTTTGTGTTGCCATAATCTTATTTTAACGTTTAGTGAGGCGTGTCTGAGACTCGCTTATTCCACAGTTCGACCGCTCCACGCGCTAGCGTAGTTAGCGGCGAGAGTATTCCCGCATCCGTGCGCTGGCATCGGCAATCAGGACATTTGATTATTACGGATCGTTTTGCTGTCCTGTCATTGCCTTTGAAAATCATCTCTGGCTTGCCGCCGCAGAATGGACACGGTAAAAGGTCGTTATTGCCAATCTGGTCCATAGATTCCCCATCGTTTTGCGAGTGTTACAGCCGTTGTGAATTGATCCTTTGCTTTGGCGAGCACGGCGGCATCTTCGTCGTCACAGTCGCCGCACACGAAGAAATTTCCTGTGACCATACCCGGTGTGCCATTCGCGTAAACCCAGCGAGCTTTGTCGCCTACCTGTAGAATGTGCCCGCACAGTTTGCAGTTGAGCAACTTCTTGATGTTCTTGAAGCCTTGGTGCGTTTCAGCGGACAGAATAAAAGGTTGTCGGTTGAGCCATTGGCTGTGTTTGCGCTGCTCGACTCGGCCACTATCATTGGATTGGAGAGTGGTTGTCATACTTTGTTATGGCGGATTATTCTGGTCATTACAAACTCGGTATGGCGATTGGACCGATCCGCATTTCCAGCACTCAGTCCGTTGTGTGTATCGCACCCTGTCCGTATAGACTTGTTCATGCCAATGGCTTTTATGGCGAAGGCGACACCAGATCGCCCTAAGCAGCCCTTGCATCGAATGAGCGCCAAGTGAGAGGATGTGTATTGGACTTGGTGTTGTCATACAAGCAACTTTCTAGCTTCAAGAATTTGATTTAGTTCGTCAATAAACTCAGTGCCCTTGTCGCATTTGGCGGAAAGCATATAATGACGAACCTTGTTTGTTGGGTTTATTCCAACACTTTCAATGGCTTCTTTTTCTATTTGATAGCCGCGCAACTCAATCTTTGCGTCCAATAAGTCAGATTCAACCTCCGTTGTAGGAATGTGTGAAACTCTATTGATCTGCTCTGCGTTTAATTTCATACAGTCTTAATGCTTTTCATCATTGTCGGACGGTAAGGACACGGAAACGAAACAGCACCTTACCGCCCAAAGAGAATGGGTGGATCACGCGGTTAGCATTCTAAGCCCAAACTCGCGTTCGCGTTTCGCCACGATTCGCTTCAATCCTGTCTTGCGGTATTTCTTGCCTTTGCGATTACAATTTGGGTGCGTTGCCTGCCAACCCATCGGCCTCTGTGTGCCGTCCACAAGTTGAAAGTGGAACGGCTTAACTGCGTCGCCGCGATCAAACGCCAGAATCGCAGCCTGTGCTTTCGTCGGAGTGAAGAACTGATAACGCTTGCCGGTTTTTAAGTCAGTGAACCGAATGGATTGCGTGTCCACTTTGATGTACTTCGCCTGTTCAAATCGCGAACGAATGGCGTCGGCGATCATGCAGTGTTTCGAGTCCTTTTTAGTTGACTCGTCGATGTGTTGTTTCTTTACGTTTAGGTATATGGATTTCATAGGTTGTTTGTTTGTCAGGCGCTTCATGCTGGATAATAATTAAAACGAAACGAGAGAAGAAAGAAACCCCAACCCCTTAGAGTAGGGGTATCGAAAGAAGTCAGAGAGCAAAGGAAAACCGCAATGCTCTGAACTGGCGGCCTTCGGCGGGATTTGAACTCGCAAGCCGCATCGGTGTTGTGTCCCGTTTGGCAGGCTGGAAACCTCATCACAACGATGAGTCTTGCGGCGAAATGTCCGCAAGCCGGGGCAGCAGCACGCCGACACCCGTATCTTTACACTAGCCCGTGTCTTTACATTGCACCACGAGGCCCAGCAGTTCAAAGCACTGTCGTTTTCCTTCCACGTTGGCCGGTGAGATGTTTGTTTCCTCGCGTGCCCTAGCCGCAGCATCCTTCGCGAAGGAGCCGCGCATGTTCCGGCGACCGTATGGCATGAAGCCGTTTCACGGTTCGGTGCCTTAAAAATGGAAAGGCCGCTCAGTCGTGAAAAACCGCTAACTGCGGTGCGAGCCTCGCGGCTTCGCATGACTGAACGGCCAAAAGTGGTCTTACGTTCGAGACTTACAGTTAGCTGGTTTTCACTCCAGCATCCGAACGCAACCAACATACCCAACCTGATTTTGGAGTCAACCATTTTGTTTGGTGTTCGCTGAATGTGAATCGGAGTTCGTCGTACCTCTGAGCAATTCCGCCCCGCTGAAATCGAATCAGCGCAACTTGTTGGCTTTGTCCAAACGGGCAGGTAGCTAGCAAGCCCGTTGTTGTCCGTGACAAACTCACGGAAAAGTTTACCGCCATTTCTGGCCGTTGAATACTCCGTCCGATTCACATTCAAAGAACATCTCATTTTGTTAGTCTTTCCACTTGCCGGTTTCACGAATCAGCGCGTCGCACAGTTCTTCGGGCGTTGTGAAAATGTCCGTGTTCTCGATAAACCACAAGCGGATGCCCAATGGCTGCTTCTCAAGCACCGGCACAATCGCGTCGCGGGAGTTGAGGTAGTCTGGAAGATCGTGCTGCGTTGCGTGAGTGTAACTGAGACTGTCTTTCCAGAGCTTCGACCACCACACAGAGTCAACAGAACCTCTGACCCATTCATCCAACTCTGCGATCTCGATTCTCTTTTCGGCTGCTGTCATTCACGCGAAGGTATCAACGCCGCAGTGATTGTCAAGCAACAAAATCATTTGCGCGAAAAATGTTTGACTCCGCCGCCGACGGTGATAGCCTTTGTCAATGAAGTTTTACAACGCCGCCATGAGCGACGGCGAGAAAAATGTATGAGCAAGAAATCCAAGACCAACTCTCGAACGGCGCGGGTCGCCGTTCGCTCCATGAAGTGTTCTACAGCATACGCGGTCGAGTGGCAGAAACCGAACGCCAAATGGGAATGCCTCGTCGGGCAGCGCGACAACCAATCGCAGGCACTTGAATATGCCAGATGGTTCTTTAAGGACTGGCTGGAAAAACCCAAAATCCGATGCGTCGAAATCAAACACAGCGAGCGGGTGCTGTAGAACGACAAGCCCACCAACAGCCCGTAAAAATGAAAAAGAACTCTCTGTAACTGTCTGCATATAAAACCGATGCCTGTTTTTATCATCGCGATGTTGCTGGCGGCTCCGGTCGGCCCGCCGCGCATTGAAATCATCCGCGCTGGCGACGCGAACGTTATCAGGCCGTCCAACATCAAGATCAACCGCGTGTATCTTTTGGAAGGCTCGACCGACTTGGTGACTTGGTATAAAATAACGTGGAAGATTTACTACGGCGAGAAGTATGACAAAGGCGTGGAGGTTCCTATGATTGACGCACGCGAGTTTTACAGGATCAGTGTTTTTTGATCGCCTTGGGTTAGCGCTTCAATGGCCTTCCGACAGTCGGATTCGCAAACATCTTTCGCAGTAACGCAGTTGTCGCTAATTACTCCATTCGACTGAAGCCAGTTCATAGCCTCACACTCATCGGATTCGGCTGCTTGGATAAACCGCTCAAGAGAGTTCATAAAAGTCCGCCGCCAGCGTCTAATTCACGTCACTGGCTCAATCAGAAAAACCAGCGGAGTCGAACGAGAACACGGCGGCGGAAATTACCTCATCGCCTTTTTTGCAGCGACGGTGAGTAGGATGTCGTTCGGGCCGGCCTTGTCCTCGCCAAGCTTCGATGCAAGGTTGAGTTCGTAACCCCATGCGTCGCGCTTCAAAACGAGCAGCTTGCCGTAGCCGATGCCGATAGAGATAGGGCCGAGTTGATCGCGCAATTCGAGCGCGGCAGCGTAGGCGTCGCCAATGCGGTCAAACACGCTGAACGAATCGTCACCGTCGTATTTCACGACCCGCCCGCCGTTGCGACGGATGATTGGCCCGATCTTCCAACGCAGGTTGTGAATGTGTTGCTTGGTTTTCAGCGGGCCGTGCGCGCGGATGCGACGCCCGAATCCAACCATGTCAGTTACCAGTACGGCTTTCTTTTGGAGGTAGCTCATGTGAGAGGACTTTCTTGGTTGTGGTTTCGACTGGCAGAGGGCGAGAGAAGCCTTTCTTCGTCAAGCTGTCAGTAACGCACCGCAAACACAGTCCGCTTGCCGTTGCGCCGACATCGCCACATCTGGTGCAGTTCTTGTCGTAATTTACGGTGACGGTGTACATTAGCGGGCCAGCCTTCCGCGATGCGATTCAAGCTCTGCCACGTCGGCATTCAGCCGAGACATCTCAGCCGCGTCTGTGGACACCATAGCGCGATTACGCCGCTCTCGTATGATTGACGCAAAGGTTTCATCCGCCAGTTTGTAGGCTTCGTTGACGGCAACGCTGCTTCGTCTCCAGAGCCAAATCACTACGAACAGGATCAGAAACCCAACACCGAACAGGACCAGCGCAACGGACATCGGCAGCTTCTTTTTGAAGAACGACGCGCTTTCCAATTCCTGAGAGGCGGACTGATTCGACGCGGTGTTGAGCGTGATGGTTTCCCGATACGTGTTCGTTGGCTGCGGATTGACCGCCACGGCGATTGAATTGCTCGAACCTGTCACAGTGACGTTCGGCGCGGGCGGCGTCTTCTGTCCGTCAATGGTGCGATTTAACAGGGCATTGTTTTGCGATGCCAGCTTTTCAGCGGCAGCAACCGATGTTCCGCCAGAGCGCTCTTGGACGCCGCCGAGGCAGCCGCAGAGAAGGATTAGAAGTGCTAATGACAGTGATTTCATTCGTAGAGGAAATCGTCTCCTTGACGAACTCCACCAATAATCACGCTCTGATTGCCATTCAAGATGTCAACCGCGAGATGGCGAAGCGCGGTCACGCAGGCGTTTCGACGTTTATATCCTTCGCCGCTATCTGCCACGATCCTGCCTTTGCGCTTGGCCCTCCAGCGCCACTCCTTCTTTCGGTCTTTGTAGATTTCAAATGTTGTCATTGGATTGCCTTTGTTTCGGGTTGCTGGCCTTGGACGATGAGGTTGACTTGCTGGTTGCCTGAGATCGGCGTGATGGTGGTGCCGGGAGCGAAGGACGGCACCGGCATCTTGCCGTCGTTAGGCTTGGGCGCAGGCGTGCGTTCGGCGAGTTGGTTGGCGAGTTCCGACTGAAGCTTCAGAAGGTCGATGCAATGTTTGGCGGCGACCATGCGAATTTCACTGCCAGCCGGCATGGAATCAAAGTCTTCTTCTTCGATCCTCTTACGAAGCTGGTGAGCTTGATCCAGAGTCAGGAACACAATGCCGCGACCAACGTGGGCCGCTCCCAATGAGTCCAAATATTCACCGTATCGCTTGAGCGACTTCGCATTCTCAGCCTTGAAGAACCCAAGCCCAAGCTTGCGACACACCGCACGCGCCTCGCGGTCGGTTTTGAACACCGGCTGCGAGGTTGAGATTTCGATGGCGTCGGTCACGGCAGATCAGACTATTATTCCACCCACCCAAAGTCAAGTCCATTTTCACGCGCCCAACACTGCGCCCGCTTGTAACGCGCCTTCTCGTAAACCGGACACCAGCACCCAAGCGACATTGGCCGACCAGTCTCAGGATTGAGAAACGGTTTGTTCGTCTCCGGGTCCATCGCCAAGTCGCCCGGCTTCCCGCACGTCCAATGTTCCACATGGAACATCTGGCAACTGCGGCACGTCTTCAACCGACGGAACCATAAGCGGCGGCTCGCTCGGTTCGCCTTCGATGCAAACTTCAACGTCATAACCTTTAGGGCAGTACGGCATAACTCGGCCACGCCGTATATCTGGAATAAGCACCGGCAGACGACCATCCTGGCTTTCGCCAATGCGAGCGCCCGGCCTGCTCGCTTCATTGCCATAGTGCCGAAACGCCGCCAGAATGTATTTGTAGTTGCGCTTAACATAACCCATCCATCGTTCGCAGTACTTGGACGCGCTCATTGACGCCCTGCGCCGCTGTTCCGTTGTGATGCTGTGATAATACCACGCTTTCGCCGGCAGGATGCACAGCGACCAGTAGATGAAATGCTTCTTTCGGTCGATGGCAGCAAACCAAGTCTTGTTCAATTCCTGAGTGAATCCGTTCTCGATCAGGTAAGGATCAATCAACTCACGCTTAACTTTGTCCAGATTGGCCGCAAGGCTGGAAAACCGAGCGGTGAGGATCGCCAGCCAGTTGTTGCGATACGGCATCTGGAATATCTGACAAAACCCAAGGTGCAAAGGCTTTTGCTCGTTTATTAGATACTCTAATGCACAACGATTCTGTTCTTTCCAGAAGGCTTTGAGCGTTGAGTAATCGGCGATGGACGTGCGCGATGCCATGAACTTGATCCAGTTGGCCGCGTCGGTTGGGATCACTTCGCCGTCCAGCGCGACATCAATCGGTTTGTCCGCCAGTTGTGGTGCGTCGTTCGGCCAGCGTTTGTAGTAATCCGGCTCGACGCCGGGTGCCTTGACGCAGAGCTTTTCGAGCTTGTCCCAAAACAGGTAGTGGAATTCTGGTTCCGAGTTTTGCTTGTGCGGCGCGAATGTGGCCAGAATCTTCATGTGCTGCATGGGTGAGAGCGTGCTGGAGGCGGATTGAACCCATGCGTAACGTTGCTCGAATCCGGGCATCTTCATCGGCGTGGCATACACCGGCAGGCAGTAGTCCTCGCCGTTGATGAGCCAGAGTTCCCGGCAGCCGTCGGATGTGAATGTGGTGACTCGGCTGGTTGGTTGGTGCTTAGGCATTGACTAAGGCAAATCAATCGCCGATTGGAGTTGCGGCAGTCTTCGCTCCGCGAGGCAGATCGTGTCATTGTGTGCACCGCCATGACAGCAGAGCATTATTTCGATTTGTTCAAATGCGTGGCGCTTACCCATACCGACCGTGTTCCATCCAAATGACAAAACGATTGCGTCTTCGGTTGCCACTGGCACGATTGCGTCGCGAACGCGCTGATATAGCAGCGCAGATTGTGTTTCCTTCATGCCAACCTCCATACCGATGCTTTTATAGCACTCGCTGATCTGGCGCGGGCTGTATGGCGGGTCGAAGATTATCAGGTCGGCTTTCACGCCTTGTGAACCTAGCATCAGCAGGAACTTTTCGGCATCCATATGGTGCTCGGCTTCCGTCGCGGGATTCAGGTCGTTGGTGTGCGTTGCCCATCGCTTGTTTCGTGCGAACGGGTCTATTGAGACTTTCGAGTTGGTCAGATACGACTGCACGAAGTCATTGATTGGAGGCACGCTGAAGGTGTCACCGTTCGGCATTGCCCATGTTCTTGAGAATTTCACTTGACGCAAGCCTAACATTAGGCAAACTAACGTCAATGCAAAAATCTGAGTTGCTGGAAAAAGCCAAGGCATTGCCTCCGGGGAAGCTGATTGGAGACGCTCTGTTTGCGCTCGGAGTGGGTTATCGTGAAGGAAGGCCAATTTTGCGCGAGGCTGGCTACAAATTCACGGACGGACGCGGGCGCTCGTGCTGGAAGGTGTCGAAGCAGAAGTGGGCGGACGTGGATTGGCTGAGGCGGAACGATGCGGACATTGGCAAGCAACTCGGCGTTTCACGCGAGCGTGCCGGGCAGATTCGAGAGGCGATGGGCAAACCGCAATCGGTGAACTTCCACAGGCCGGTGAAGACGACCAAGATGACGGATAGGTTCAGGAAGATGAAAGCCGAACTAAGCGGCCAGAGCCTTGACCAAATCCGACGCCAAGTGCGTATGCGGCTATCCGACTGGCAACTGAAGAAGTATCTGGATCGGGCGGGAATCAAATATCGAAAGAATGGCAAGGCGTGAACTGGCTTCGCAATCTGTTTCGTAAGCACCCTCAAGCCGTGTCGGTGAGTGGAGGTGTGGTAGTGTTTCTGGACACCGACTTTCTGACAAAAGAGGAAATCGACCTAATAAAGCAAAGAATGACTCCGGTGTTTGTCGAATACTCAGGGCACAATGCGCGGCACATGCTCATGGATGTTCGGAAGGCCGTTTTGGTTCTGCCATAAATGAGCGGTGACTGGTGCCGTGGGGTAAACTACCCATTGTTGGTGCAGTAAGGAGAAACTAGTGTGAGTCGTCGTAAAAGCGACAATTATGTTTAGAATCTTGATAACCGTCGTCATTTTGATGGCCTACACCTATTCGGCGTATTTGCTTATTGCAATGGCCACAGAAACCAATCCCGCCAGCTAGGGCGCAAGGCAACTATGTTCCGAGAACTTATTGCAGCAATTTCATCCCTAGCCCGTGCCGTGCACGGGTTAAGTGAAAACACAAACAACAAATCCGTCCTTAAAAGGATGGAAGAAATGGAGAACAACATCATGGTAAAAGTATCTGAAATCAAAGCAGCCGTAGCCTTGGCTGCGAAGAATAACCGCGAGGCATTTGGTGAGCTTGGAACTCGAATCGCCGACCTGCAAAAGCAGATTGCCGATCTCATCGAGGCGAACGTTGACCCGTCAGTGACGGATGAAACGTTTGAGGCCGATCTCAAAGCATTGGGCGTGGACGCGCAAGCTTTGGCCGACATCGTTCCGAATCCGAATCCGACAACTCCGGCGTAACCCGCTCGGTTGAACATTTAACCCGTCGTGCGAATCACCGTGCGGCGGGTTTGCTGTTTACGCCGGCACCAGCACCAACCTCGCCGGCTGCTCCGTCTGAGGAAGGCCGCGCTCAAGATCGTGAGGTTCCTCGCCGCGAAGCAGGTAGCTGAACGAGTCAAACGAATGCTTCAGCGTGGCCGGCAGAATAAAGTCCAACTTGCTTTTGCCTTTGTAGAGAGTCTTCAGCATGACGGTTGTGTGCGTTAGGTTGGCAGACACAAATATGCGCTGCTCGTGTAGCAGCCGTCTCACTTGATCCACGCGGCCAGTGACACTTCGCTTGTCGATTCCCAACAGAGTGATCCGCCCTTTTGAAACATTGCGCACGATCTTTTCTTCATCGCCGCCAACCGCGCTTTTGTAGCTGAACGCCGACGTGTCAGACCAGTGCCGCCATCGAAACACTGTTCGCCCAAACGCCTCGCGCATGAATTTTTCCCAATGATCCATGCGCTCCAAGAACGCCTCGGTGAATTCTCGAATGCTGACTTGCCGATCAATGCAGAACAGTTCGTCGATGAAATCGTAAGCGTATTCGTCGTTATCAATCGGGCGCTTCTGAGCGATGTGTGCCGAGTGGTTGACATCGCCCAAGTCCCAACCTGTCATTAGTTCCATAGTCTGCTCTGTGGGCACGATGATTTGCCACTTCGCTGAATCGTTGCTGCTCACGTCACCTTGAAAATGGATGTTCGGCAAGAGCACATCTGAGAAATGTCCATCGCGCATTCCCTTAACCCACTTGCCAAAGATGTAAGCCGCCGTCTTTTCCGGGCTGTACGCGTAGTTAGCCTTGAGGCTCCTGATGGCCTGTGGCTCAAGGAACGGGTTATCGTCAATCATCACTTCGATGACGCTCAGATTTTCGATTTCCTCTTTGTCCACCACCGGATCGTAGCCCTGTTTTTCGTAGAACAGCTTGTAAATCCAGCTATCCTCTCCGAGTATGTAGTCGGGATTCGTGTCCGCTATCCACAGGTGCTCTTTCCACGGCAATCCAGGCATACGCAACTGCTGGACGGTTGCGGAAAACACTTCCCGCTTGTCGAAGTTCGTTAGCTCGATAAACCAGAAGCCGGAGAACCGCGTGTTTTTCACCTTTTCTTCAATGTCGTCGTCGTAATCCAACGAGAAAAGGTAGAACTCAGATTCGCCGCCCCAATAATTGCGTATTTTGAAGTAGTTCGTCCGCGTATCACCCATCTGTTTTGGTGGAATCGAGTACTCGAAGCGGATGCTCGCGTTCACGCCGGTTAAATTCGCAGATAGCCACTCTGGAATGATGAGCTTTGTTAGATCGTCGTAAGAACCACCCACTTTTGCACTCTTGATCGTGCGAGCGAACGCGCCCATGCGAGCATTCTTCGTAATCCACAGGTGCTTCACGACGGCGTGCTCAACACCCCACGACTTGCCGCTCAAACGCGGGCCAGAAACCAACTGATAACGCGCTCGGTTGTTTTGAATGGCTATCTGCTTGGGTGAGAGATTGGGTATCCAGTAGCCGTCGGGATGCAGGGGCATATTTGAGGTTAACTATTAGATTGCGTTATGTCTTGGTCAAGTTAAACTAACCTGCATGAAAAGCGAACTCTCTCTCGATACGAGCGATCCTGACGTGCAGGCGTTCCTTGCGGAGTGCAAGCCGGGTGACGAAATAATTGTCCGCGTCACCACCGATTCACACGAGGGCGGAACGATAAGCGGCACGGTGAATTCCGCAGAATACGACGAGACATCCGACGAGGAACCGGAAGCCGAGGAAAAGGAATACGGCGGCAAGGGCAAGATGCCGAAAGGGCTGATGATTGTGGTAGGCGCGAAGAAGTAATGGCGGCAATCCAAAAGGCCAGACCAAAAATAGTCAGAATCGAGGAATGCGATGGCCAGTTTTACCTATACGCGAGAATCGGTCCAGTGGTTCGCCGCCCATCGCCCAATGGCCGCGTGTATCATCTTTTGGACTACGAACGCGAGCTTCCACAAACCATCGACTGCTTTGGCGTGCCGTTAAAACCAAAGGTTGTGTTGAAAGCCTACATTAAAATTCCTCAATCGGTCTTCAAACGTGTGCGCAAGGCTCAGGCGCTCGCGGCTGCGCGGGCTGGATCACCAATCCTGCTATGATTGATCCGAAAGTATTCGAGAATGCCGGGATGACGCCGGAGAAATATAAGGCGAAGTTCACGGCTGAGAAAAAGAGCGAGAAGATCGAAGCCCTACTCAATCGACTTAGCAGCAATACGCAGGATGGCGTTCAGTTCACATGGGATAACGCTCGCGTTTATTGGGCCGTTGACCGCGCTTACGATGTTCCGTTCTATCAGACCAGCGCCACGATGATGCGCGGGTTGGTGGATAAAAAGTTTTCCACTGAAAAAGTGTTGAGCATGGTCAACAACCTTGGGTTGACCCACATGCTGACCGATATTCCGTGCACTTGTGGCGACAGCGATTGCAAGCATCCCAAGAAGCAAAAGCTGCTTGATGTTCCGGTGTTCACGCAGATTTTTTATCCTCTCGTGATGTCATATGTGAAGATTCGCTGGGCGAAAATCTTTGACGACCGCGACCTGTATCCCGTCTTTAAGTTTGAACCGCTGAAGCTCACCACCAAGGAGCGATTGCGCTGTGAAATCCTCACGGATCGCGGGCAGAAGGTGAGTGCGCAGATGGGCTATCGCGAAATCAAGCGCAAGGTGATCTTCGACAATCTGCTCTACGGCATTTGCCTTCAATTCCCGATGGAAGATTGGTACACCGAGAAGCAGAAGGATGTTGGCGGCAAGACAGTCATCACCAAGGAAGGCATCCGCTATTTCATTCCTCACCCGTCGAAGACGTTCTACGACATGGCGCACCGGCCCGATACGATCAATTCGGACACCGGCTGTAATTACTATGGTTACTGGAACATCGTGCGGGCGCGTGAACTCCGGGCGAACAAGGATTTCTGGAATCTCGACGAGATAACATTCGGAAGTGATTGGCTCGGCACGGCGGCAACCGGATCAGCCTACGACGCCTATCGGCAGTTATTCCCATGCACGGCAAATTTCCCAACAGTAGAAACCGTCGGAACCGGGAGCGGCGATCTCGACCGAGAAAAGTCCATTTACCGATACAACACCAAAGAGGCCGACCAACAGGCCGTCATGGTGACGAATCAATTCGCCCGCCTCATTCCGAAGGACTATGACTTGGGCGACTACGAGTACCCGGTGTGGTTCCACTTCGTAATGGGCAACGAGCGCACCGTGCTTTATTGCAAGCCGTACGCCTACACGCCCGGTATCTACTACGGCTACGACGCGGACGGCAATCGTTCCCTGAACGCTGGCATGGGCATGGAGATTCTGCCCACGCAAGACATGCTGTGGAATTATCTCACGCAGTATCTCTACACGGTTAAAAAGAACCTTCGCAGTGCGGTGTTCTGGAATTCTGACGGCCCGCTCACGCAGACGGAAATCGACAAGATTCAGAACCTTGGCGACAAGATGATTACGGACACGGCGTTCATTCCGTTTTCGATGAAAGAGCGCGGTTGGGCGCAACAACCGGACGCGCAGAAGCAAGCCTTCTGGCCAGTTAACTTCCCAGAGCAGGACACGTCGCAGATGGCCAACGCCATCAAAATGCTCATCGACATCATGGAGCGCACTCTTGGCGTGTCGCCACAGGAAGTCGGTCAGGCGGCATCGCACGAGCAGTCCGCCACAGAAACCCAAGTCGTTGCTCAGAACGTCAGCACGCGACTCGCGTTGACGGCTGGCTTTATCGACGACGGTTTGTATGCGTGGAAGCGCCAGCTTTACGACGGCATCATGGCGTACTCCGACGACGAGATGTTTGCGCAAGTGGCGAATCTGAACGATGTCAGCAAAAAGGCGCTGGAAGAACTCGGCTTCAAAATCGAGGAAGAACCTGTGGCCGGCGAATCACACGCTGGCGTGCGCGGTAAAAAGGCATCGCTGACGGTGGAAGGCATCGCCAGCACACGCGATAACAAGGATCGCATCAATAATCCTCAGATCGCCGCTGCGATGGCGCAGATCACTCAGTCGATGCTCGCGCTGCCGGAAGTGCGCTCGGCTATCGGTGTGAAGCAGATCGTCGATTGGTGGAATACGATTGCTGAGTTTGCCGGCGTGCCACGCGATCAGAAAGTCACGGTGGTCAACAACGCCACGCCGGACGAACAGGCGCAAGAGTCCGCGAAACAGATCGCTCAAATCTCGCAGCAGATCGTGGACAAGAATCTGACGGCGATGGCGACCACGCTGAAGGAGCAGGTGTTTGGGCCAATGCAGCAGGCGATTCAGCAGCTTGGCCAAGGCCAGCAACAACTCGCCGAAGGACAGGCGCAAGTTGGGCCTGTGATTGATAATATTGTCACCAGCCAGACCCAGATTGCGGAAGGCCAGCAAGCACTGGCGCAGAAGGGCCAGCAAACCGAGGCGGCTGTGTTGGCTATCCGTGAGATTCTGGCGGGCATGATCGCGCCGCAGCCGCAGATTCCAAACATTGTGGGAATGCAGGGAGCGATTGCGCCGACTGAGCTTGCTGCCGCACAACCAATCGCTTAATCCGTATGAAAATGACCCAACACGAAGAAATGGAGCTGCTTCAAACCTCACTGGACTTGCTGCCGAAAATATCTGTGTGGATCAAGAGCAAGCAGGAGCAGTTGATCGCTGGCGGTCCATCTCCGTTACCACCGCCGCACACGACTACGATTCAAGAGTCGGTTGAAATCACCTCGTTGAAGGACAAGCTGGCCGATCAGGTGAAGGCGAATGGGTTTCTCAATAACCAAATCGCGGAGATGTTTAATATCCTGCGCTCCATTCAAAACGTAAGCGGCCAGCCGGTTAGTGACGCCATCGACGCTCCGCGACAAACAATCGACACCTTGCCGCAGTGGATCGAAGGCATAATGAAAGAACGTGCCGAACTCAGAAACCGTTTCAAGTGAAAACAACAAAATAGAAAGGTAAATTATGTCAACTGGATTAGCTTTTTGGATTCTCATGCTGCTTTGGTTAGTATTTGGAATCGTGATCCGTAACAACCCAAATCCAAGAGTGATGTGGGGAGGCCACGGATTGTTCCTGTTCATACTGCTCGCACTTGTGGGTTGGAAATGCTTCGGCCCGGCGCTTCACAATTGATGATTTCCGTCACCTCAGAACCGTTGGATAGCGGTCGGGCCATTGCACTCAACCAATGGCTCAATCATCCATCAAAAGCCGAGCTTGTGGCTGTGTTGGAGTCGGAAATCGTGCGCCTAAACCACGAGGCGTCTCATCTAGCGTTGACCGATCCGATCAAGACGCTGCAAGAGCAGAATATTCCGACATCTTCGGCACAAAAACTCATCGCGTCATCCCGTCTCAAAATCTGCCTTGAGGTGCTGAGTGAGATGACGGCTGGAACGATAAAGATTCAGACAACTTCCGTGTCCGTGACCAGTTAAACCATCAAACAACCAACCTATGCCCGCCGTTATCGAGAAAGAACTAGCCAAGACACAAACAGCCGCCGTGCCCGCAAAAACGGATGCTACCGCTACCGTTAAAGAGCCTGAAAAGAAGCTCGCGCCACAGGAGATTTCCAAGGAAGTGACGGAAAACCTGCTGGCGATGATTGCCGGCAAGCGGCCATCCAAGAAAGAGAAGGCGGAGCCGGAAAAGGCGAAGGTTGAGCCAGAGAAGGCTGAGGCGGAAAAACTGGAAACAAAGGCGGAAGCCGAGCCTGAGAAAAAGCCAGATGAACCGGCCAAGCCTGCCGCGAAAGCCAAGAAGAAACCTGAGATTGACGTTGAAGGAATCGCCTCTCGCGTCGCCGCCGAAACCGCTGCCGCGATCACCGACCGAACGACGAAGGCCGACGAGAAGAAAACCGCCGATGCGCCAAAGCCGGAAGACTCGCTCACGTCCGCGCAACGCCGACGCTTCGACATCTTCAAAGAGATGGAAGCTCTTTCTCCGCAGCGCAACGCCGGGCTGTCCGCCAAGTATCTCGACGCCGTGAAGGAAGCGGAGACTCACCGCAAGCAATGGGTCAAAGAGAATCCTGGAAAGACGTACGATCCAGATGCCGACGAACACGCTGAATTTTTCGACAGCATCGAGCCTCGTTACGACGATGACGATTACGATGACGCCCGCGCCGCGCTACGCGAAAAGCCACTCAAAAAAGAGTTGGAAGAAACCAGGGCGAAGCTGGCGGATGTTGACGAACTCAAGAAGAAATCAACACGCGCCGAATTGGAGCCAGCACTGAAAGAGGCCGCAAATAATGCCGCTGCTAAAACCCTAAATCTAATTGACCCTGAGTTATTCGAGGTCGCTGCCGATGAGGCCAAAGTGCGCGAGAAGCACGCCGCCGACCCGGTAATCGTCGGGTTGAAAATAGCCACAAGCAAATTTGCCGGCCAGATGGCTCAGGAAATCATCAAGGTTTTTGAAGGCCACGCTGATGTTAAATCCGAGTCGTTTCAACAGTTTCAAAAACAAGTCGCCGACATTGAGAGTCAACTCAAGTCTTTGCCCGCCGAACAGCAACTCGACAACGCTGGCAGAAGGTTCGCGACATGGGAAGAATACCACAGGCTGATGGGTGAAAATCCTGCGAACAAGGCGAAATACTGGTTCTTGGATCGCGACAAACTGCTCGACGCCATTCCTGAAAAACTCGCCAACAATCTGAAGGATTACGTGTCGGAAACCGAGAAACAGATCGAGTCAATGGCAAAAGCGCGAGGATGGGAAAAGAAACCTGCGACACAAACGACGCAGAACGGAAACGGCGAACATAAAGAAACGCCAGCGCCAGCAAGGCAGCAGTCGCCTTCTCCGGTTACAGGAAGAACGCAGATCGACGCACTTCAAAAGCCGAACACCGAAAAAGCAAAAACTTGGGAAGACGTCTTTCAAACGAGAATGCAGGGTAGATAATGTTGTTCATTAGAAAAGCTGATATGAAGTCAGCCGCGCACGAACAACATTATGGCAATTGCAACCAACCTATTTGAGAAGTGCGTCCCGGCAATCGGGACTGACATCAAGCGCTGTGGCACCGTCACAGCCTGTAACATCGCAACGGCAACAGCGGACACGCTCGCCGACATCTTCACCAACGATGACGGCGATTTTCGCAACATGCAGTCGTTGCTCGTTTCGCAATTCGAGTTGAAGGCGTGCGGTACGCGCGTCAACGGCCTGTGGGAATTCCTCATGGCCAACAGCCGCGTCAAGACCAAGAGCTTGCGCAAGCTGCCGATGGACGATTTCCAGACGAAGTTCAACGTGGAGCCGTTCATCATGGCCGACCAGCAATCCGTCATCAACACGAACTATTGGCTGTTCGATAATGGGTCTGATCCGGGCGGCACGCCCGATTGGCAGGTTGACGCTTACTCGAATCAGGGCATTCCGCTTGACATCCGCTGGTTCAACACCAAGACGGTCGTGTTTGCGAACGGCGTGAGTTCTGGTGGTAGCGTGACGCGCACGATGTATCGTGTGCTTGGAGCAGAGGTTGTGGGCGCTCGCGTCCGGCTCTCGCTGGCTGCCATGAACAGCAGCTTCACGGCTGCGGCCAAGGTGGAAAACCCGACGGAAGGGTTTATGACTCGCGGCGCGAACAACGTCAGTGATTTTGACTCGTTCTGCGAACAGATTCCGGGATTGAACGGACTTAAATCCGTTCCGTTCTACATTCAAACCAGCCGCTACACGACCTGTTGGGATGAGTTTTATGGCGGATACTTCGCCGACCTGCAAAAGAGCAATGCGTTCTTTGCCAAGTTCGGCGACATCCCGCTCGCCAAGCTCAACGCGCAAATCTACACAGATTTCCAGCGCACTCAGATGGAAGCGTTGTTCTGGAACAAGCGGATTTCCAGCAATCAAACCCTCAATCTGTATCGTTCGCTCGACAACATCGAAACGGCGTCGTCCGGCGACTTGTATCTGCCGAACGAAGGCCGCTGCGTTGGCAAACGCGCCAACGCAATCGGCTGGTACGAGCAGTTGGCCGAATGCGGTCGCGTATTCGACCTGCAAGGCAACACGCTCAACCTGCACGAATTGTTTGAACTGATCTACTCACTGAGCCGGTCGCGTTCGGACAACGGCGGCAATGGCGAAACCATCGACGTGTTCACCGACCGCACCACGCGGGCGAACTTGCAGCGGGCGTTCATCGCTTACTTCAAGAACGAATCCATCGACACAATGCGGATGAACACCGAATTCGCCCTCAAGGGCGATCTCGGATTCACCTACGACCGCTATCATCTCATCAATCCGGCTGGTGTGACGCTCAACGTCGTCACTCATCACTTCTTCGACGACATGAAGGCGACCGCGCAGGCGGGCGGCGTGGACCGAGCCGGCAACGTCCTGTGGTTCCTCGACTTCAACACGATGTATCTTGGGCTGATTGACTCCAACCGCGTGGAGAGCCGAACGGGCGACATCAAAGACCTGTCGAAGATCAGCACCGGATGGGCGTGCGTGATGAAGAATGCGATTCAAACCGTCCAGATGAACTCGGTGACGTGGACGGCCATAGTGGAATGCCCGGCCAACTCCGTCATCTTGGAAGGCTTCAATGATGAAGTGCCGGACCACACCGGCAAATCCGGCAGCTACGACGATTACTACACGGCAGTCTAATTTTCCTGCCAGTCCTCTCGCGAAACCGCCAGCTTGTCATAGGGCTGGCGGTTTTCTTTTTGACATTGAGTTCGGTGTCAACTATGAATTGGCAATGAGCCTACTCAAATACGCTTCCGATGTTCTGGAGAAGGCTGGCAGAGTTTTTGACCTACGTGGAAACACGCTCAACCTCGATTATTTCCTGCCGGAGCTTTGGAGAATTCAAAGGCTTCGCAGTGACAATCTGCCAGTTGAATTGATTATGTCGCCAGAGTTCAAGCCGCTTTTCGCCGATGGCATGATCGAGTATTACAAACACACGTTTGGAGCGTTGCTCGACTTAAAGCCAGTCCAGCCATCCGATCCGTTCTACCTATGCGGGTTCGATAAATACCACGTTCCGATGGGAGATGGCGCTCTAGTAATCACTGCCCGTTCGTCTGATTGCGTGACATCTCAATTTTCTCCGTTTACAGGGCAGTGCATTCTTTGCGTTAGTCCAGAGATGGACGACCCGCTCAAGTCAATCGTTTTGTTTAACATTGGGCACCGCGTTCCAGACAGTAAAACTTCTTGATACCTAACATTAGGCAAGTTAATCTTGCCCAATGTCAGAAGCCCGTTATTACAAGAAAGAAATTCCGAACAACCGTCTCAATCTTCCCAACGGCAAAGCATTGGTTTTTGAGATGACCGATCCGAATGATTTCGGATTCATCAAGACTGAGGACGCCTTCATTATAGAGCAGTGCGAGAACGCCATTCGTCGGCGTGTCGGCGGCGTGCGTGTGTCAAACGAAGCTGAGTACACCGAGTTTCAGGCTAAAAAAAAAGAGTGGCAGTCGCAGCCACACTCATCCAACGGTCGAGAGAATCTGAGCGCACAAACGCTCGGAATGCTGCGAAATCACCCTTCGCAATCGGCGGGGGCTGTTGCGGCGGATGGAAATAAAGTCCTGCTCAAATCGCCGTCCGGCCAGATCACCGCAGTTCCGCGTCCTGATCCCATCGAAGTTGTCAGCCGGTTTCCCAAGCTCGGTTCACCCACGCCTGTATCTAAATGAACGCAACCACTCCATCTAGCTTTCCAGTTGGCGACGACATCGTGATTCAATCCCTCAAACGCCGCTATTTCGACATCGTTGGCAAAGAGGATTATCCCAAGACGCCACAGATAACTAAAGAGGCCGACAACATTGAAGCTGCGATTCGCCAGCTTCAGCAAGTGAAGCCCGCGTGACATTCGCCGCCTTTCTATCCAACGTCCGACGCGCCGCTTTTCCAGATGGTGAAGCCGAGAACCTATTGGCCAACCATCGAAACTTCGTGGTGGACGCGCTGATTGATTTGCAGATGAAGGTGAAAAACCTTCAGGTCAATCACTTGGATTCGATGCCGGCGAGCGAGAGCCATTTCCACTGCGGCGCGAGTCTGTTCACAGCACCACGCGGTTTCATCCAACGCATCTGGACGGAAACCTCTGACGCCTGTTGCGCGAAGGTTTACTACGATCCTGTCACCAAGGACGAAATCGACTGTCAGTTGCAGGAGATAGAGCAGTGCGACATCGAGCATCCGACTGGCACTTACTTTTACGGAGATGAATACTACGCCTATTCCGATCTCGGCTACTGCGACGAAACGCCCGACGCGACCATCGACAAAACCTGCCGAGCGGACTCTGGTAGCGTGACGCTGCACCGACAGCAATTTTGGGTTGTGCCGCATTTGCAATCCGATGAATCGCTCTTTGTGGAATGGGACGGCATCAAGCGTGAGTATTCCGATACCGATATAGTCACGGATGACAGGAGCGTGCAGCAGGCCGTTGAGTATTACCTGATCGGCATGGCTGCGTTGCGCGAGGATTGCGACAAGGAAAAAGCTGAGAAGTTTTACAACGAGAGCATGAACAATCCTGGACTCTATCAAATCAAAGTGGCGGACATGATGTGGCTGGCGGAGCGAGAGCTTCGGATGCCGCGTCCTCAACCCTGTTTCACTTGTTAATTATGGGCACAGACAAGGAAAAGCAACGCATCGAGGAAGAACTGAATCAGATGACCAGTTCGATGAAGGACGTTTGGAAAGCTCTCATGGGAGACAACTCAAAACCTGACGAGCCAGGCTTCTTCGAGCAACATCGTCAGATGAAGCGCGAAATGGATTTGTTCCGCGCTCAGGTGGATAACATGCGCAGCGAATTCATGGAGCGATTGACCCGCGTTTCTGAAAAAACAGACTCCAACGCCAATCACCTTGGGAATTTCAACATGAAGCTCGCGGGTATCATTGGCGGGATCACCGTCATCGGATACTTAATCCAGTTCTGGCTGAACTATCGTCAAGGCAAATAATGAACGACTTTTGCAAAATGGCGAATCAGGTGACGAGAGCTTCATTCTTTCGTTACCCGTCGTTCGTGCGTGCCCTAGTTGTGGACGATGACGAGAACGATTGCGTCTTGATGCGCGACCGATTGCAGGAAGCGGAGTTTAATGCCGAGATGGAATGGCAGCCAGACTTCCGATTGGATCGCATTATGAAAAAAGTCCATGACGTGTACCTCGTGGACGTGCGGTTAAAGCCCGGAGACGGAATCGAGCTAGTGCAGCGAGCCATTGAGCGTGGACACGGCGGGCCATTCATAGTGTTCACTGGACTGATCGAGTCGGGCGACGAGGAAAGGGCGCTGAAAGCCGGTGCGATTGACTTTCTGGACAAGCGGCAGTTGATGGTGCCGGATATTCTGGCTCGGTCAATTCGCTACGCGATTTCAAACTCGCGCCTCAGTCAAAAACTAAACCAGCAGGTCAAAGACACTGAGACGGCTTTCGTCCATCACCTGTGCCCGTTTGTTCAACAACTGAAAGCATCTTGATATGGCGCTCCCTGAATCATTTCTAAACGTTTGTGACACGCTTCCACCAGAAGGCGGCACGGGACAAGTGTGTGAGACTCTTGCCGCTCAAAACGCCAGCCAGAAAGCATTCTGCGCATTCCGCAACTGGTTCGCCGATCCAAACGGAAACCCAAGCGCGGAGTTCATCGCTTTTCTAACCAGTGCTGGCATCGGCACTCCAGTCGGCAACATCGAATGGCGTCCGGTGTCGAGCGTGCCAACCGGATGGCTGATTGCGAACGGGCAAACTGTCAGCCGGACGACATACGCATCGCTGTTTTCCGTGTACGGCACTACGTTCGGGTCGGGCAACGGAACCACGACGTTCAACGTGCCAGATTTGCAAGGACGATTCCTGCTTGGATCGAGCGCCGGGCATCCGGTCGGTGAGGCTGACGGCGAGGAAAACGTCACACTGACGGCAGCGCAGTTGGCCAGTCACACCCACACACCAACGCCGGAAAAGATCGAAGACACTGGCAGCGGTGACGTGGCTGGGCCGACGCTGTACGGCGGAACTCTTGGAAGCGGTCCTTTGTATGGTTCGCTTGCAATCGGCAGCGCCGGTGGCGACGAGCCGCACAACAACATGCCGCCGTTTAAGAGCGGATTATGGCTTATCAAAGCACTATAACGAAAGAACTATATGAAACCAGTATTTGTCGGTTATCCGATTATTCCAAACATTGCGTCCGGCTTGCCGGATGAGCCAACGCTTCGGGCGTGTGTCACGTATGCGCTCTACAACGGCGATGTGCCGGCTCAGTTTACTGAGTTGGTGTTCTTGGAAGACGAGGGTGGTCTGGATGTCAACATTAACAGCACACTTATCAAGTTCTCAGCGCCAAACCTTCTTGGTGTGACGGGAGACAATTATGTGTCGGTGATTGGCGACGCACTGCAATCTGTTTCATTTCAGCGGCTTCAAGACGCAAGTGATATTGTTGTTAAAAACAGCGATTTCCTTGTCGATGTTCAATTTCCAGAACTTTCGAGCGTCTCTGGCACGTTGCAAATAGTCAACGCGCCGGCCCTAATAAAATTGCGGCTTCCAAAACTCCAGACCTGTCCTTCAATAAATTTGTCGGGGCTTGCGTTGGGGGTGACGCACGTAAATCAGATTTTGTCTGATTTAGTCTCAAGCGGATGGGGTGCTGGATCGACACTTAACATCCAAGGAGGAACAAGCTCTGGACCATCCGGCCAAGGCATCGTTGACGTTGCCACACTCGAAGGTCGGGGCGCAACCGTGACCACAAACTGATTAACGATTGAAGAAACTTGGCTGCTTCAAAGACATCGACATCGAGCCTCTAAGCGGGGTATTCGATCTTCGATCCATCAACGGCCAAGTCGGTTATCAGAACTTCCGAATCGTTCTCAATCTGTCCATGAACGAGGCTGGCAAACGCTGCCGGTTTGGAGGTTGGAAGAAGCTTTTCTCAGATAGCATCTATGGCTTCCAAAACCAAGACCTGCACGACCAGCTTCTTTGCTACCAGACTTACTACCAAAGCTTCGAGGAAAACATCACAGGCGGCGGTGAAGTGACCGGGCTTTCGTATCCGTTCTTCGTGCCGGATCGGCTGACACCGGGATACGATTACATCACGAATGACGAGACGGAGCACTGCGGCTACATCAATGATGTCACGATTGGCGAGGATTCGTACTTCTCAAGTTTTGATGTGGGTTATCCGTGGGCGTTTGGCGATCCTGATTACGACGACGAATGTGGTACTGGCTATCCATTCTACTATCCCGGATCGCATTACACTGTGGCCACGCTGTTCCACGCACCGGATGTCATCGACGAGGGCTATCCTTACGGCGATGCCGTGCCGGAACACGCCGACTATTTTTCCTACGACTATCTGTACTGCGGCACGTATCCATACACGCGCAGCGGATGCCGGGAAGCCATCACGCATCTGCGCGAGTTCAAAAACTTTCAAGGCGCTCGCAAGCTCATTGCGGCTACAGCCACTCGCATCTATGCGCTGAACGAACGTACCGGCAACTGGCGATTGCTGGCCGACGGACTTGGCGGAGAGGTTGCGGACACAGCCTGCTCGACCACCAGCAAATGCGAATGTTCCGACACGCGGTTTTCATCGGCAGTCATCGGCAACTACATCCTGTTCGTAAACGATTTCGACCGGCCTTTGTTCTGGCAGTTCGACGGCCCGAACACAGGCTGCAATCTATGGGCTGCGAATCCGATTCCTGAACTGGCCGCGCTGAACATCGACCGCGCCGGGTGCATTGTGGAGTGGAAGGGTATTATTTGGATGGGATCGGTGTGGCAGGATGGGAAGCTGCACAACGACAGGTTGGTGTGGAGCGATTTCAATAGGCCGTTGTCGTGGATTCCGGCAGACAATAGCGCCGCAGGATTTCAAGATTTCGGATCAGGCCAACACATTCTCAGGCTGGAAGTGATGGGCGACTATCTGTTTATTTACACAAACCGCTCAATTATCCAGCTATCCTTCGTTGACGATCCAAAGCTTTTCACTTCACTGACGCTTTACACGGGATCAGACGCCTTAAAATACAAATACAGTTTGGTGAACTTGGGTGAGGCGCACGCCTATCTAAGCGAGGCAGGCTGCTTTAGCATGACGCTAACCGATTCAAGGCCGCAACGTCTCGAATGGATGCACCGCTCCAGCGCCGCAATCTTCAAAGGCATCGGATCAGAACACCTTTCCGACTTTCCACATCTTGATCCGTTCGGACCAGTCAACAAAAACCACTGCAACCAAGTCATCGGCGGATTTAATGATTTGACCAAAGAGCTTTGGTTCTCGTGGCCTACGGACGACAACGTGTGCCCGAATATGTCGCTGGTTTACAACCTCTACTATTCCTCGGCTCATCTGGTGGATCACGGGTTTACGGCGTTCACGAATTACGTATCCGACACGCGGCCAAACGTGCGCGACTTCCTGCACGAACACCAAGTCTGCCACTTCGATTTCTTCACGGATAGTTTCGTCAAGGAGGGCATCCCTTACGCCGCTTACGACGACGAGTTTGATAACCCGCCACTGTACTTATTCAACGAAGAAGAAGACCCGAACCTGCCGCATCATCCGCAGTCACTCTGCGCTCAACTCGGCGACTTGACCATCCGCGACATCTGCGAGACGTGCGACACCGGCCAAGTGTTCGTTATGGCCAGCGCGTTGGACTACACGCTGAAGCAATTCACACCCGATCAGTTTTATCGCGAGCGTTACGTGACCGAGGAAGAATTCTTGCAAGAGTGTCAGGAAGAATTTGAAGAAGAAACTGGCGCGACACTGCCGACGTTCCAAGACCCGGAAGGATCAGGGCCGGCTCCGATTCCACCGGGGCCGGGGCCGGATCAAAGCCCGTGGACGGGAAGTTGTGACACCGGAACGCTCTACTCATTTGAAAGCGCCTACGTGTGGGGGCTATCGGAGGACGTGAATCCGAACGAAGTGTTGACCGCCGATCAAATTGCCTGCCACATCGCCACGGCTGAGATCGAATTCACCAACGCCACAAGCGGACTTTTCGTGTCGCACAGCAGCCAGTTTTATTGGGTGTACACCAGCACGTCTCGATTTATGAAGTCGATGCAAGCCAAATGGGGAAGTGGCGTCTGCACGCCGAATGATCCGACTGGCGATGTGGTGGTTGGATTTGCCGGTGATTGGACTCTCTGGCGGGATTATTGCGCCTCAGCGAATTTACTTCAGGACGAGAATAACGAAACGACCAACGACGAAAACAATCTGCCAATAGAAACGGAATAAATATGCCAAGAGCAATCGACTATCCGACAATCACCACGGCCAATTTGGATCATTGGGTTCTCATTTACAACGAGACATCTCCCGGCGTGTTTACCACCAGCAAGCTTTCCTCGGCCACGCTGCTCGCGCTAATCAAGCACGGCGGGAATCGAGTCTTTGTTTCCAAAGACGGAAATGATTCCACCGGCGCACGCGAACATATCGACAAGCCGTTTCTCACCGTTGAGGCCGCACAGGCTGCCGCCACTTCAGGAGACACTGTTACAGTTGCTCCGGGTGATTACACTGAGGCTCCGATGATTTTGAAGACGGGTGTCAATTTCGATTTCATCGGCTACGGAATCGTGCGCCAGAGTGGAGCGCAGACACTTGCAATCTTCCGTGACAACAATGTTGCTTCAGCTAACACGATAATCGCGCCGGGATGGAGGTTCATAGGAGACGCCAAAGTTATTTATCTTCAAAACGCGAGCAGTAATCTCAAATGGGAATCGCAAACGGCGTGGTCAACGTCTGGAGAGGCCATCTCGATAGTGAATGCGACAGCCACTCTGAAGATTGCACGCTGCTGGTCTGTTGGACATATCGCGCTCTACGTCGATTCCGGCGCAACCGTGACAGTGGATATTGATGAATGCTGGTCCGAAGATGACAACAATCCAGCCGTTGAATTCGACGGTGGGAGCTTGCGCGGAAGGATCGGAAGGCTGTACCAGAGTTACACAGGAGCCAACGGCATTTCGGCGCTTTTCGGAACGGTTAATTCTTCCAGCACATTGCACCTGACAGGCGACTTCATGGATTCATGGGGATGGACGGTATGGTTGTCGGGCGCTTCAGATCGAATGTTTCTGGATTACAAAGAGATTCATGGCTCCGACGACTGCACGGTTGTTTCCGGCACAACCAACCTCACGGTTCGCGGAGCGCGGATTCACAATTACTTTGGTGGCACCATTGACGGAATCTGTCACGGCGAGTCTGGCAAGCTCACGTTGGATGGATGCAAGATAACGCGAGTTGTGTCGAGTGGTTACGACATCAAAACAAGCCAAGTTGGAGGATTGGTTGACGTGAAGGGATGCGCTTACGACGGCAAGAAAACAAATCCAACAACCGGAGCGATAACACACATTGATGGTTCACCGATGCGCGGGGCTGGCTCACCGGATGGTGTAGTCTCAGCGCCGGTTGGAACCAGCTACCTGAATACCAGCGGCGGCACCAGCACTACGCTTTATCTGCGCGAGAGCGCGACCGCAACGCAATGGAGGGCCGTATGATCTGCACAGACTGGACACGCGGGCCGGATGGTGCTCGTTACGTGCTCGACGGTTATTCGTCGATGATTCAGCAAGATATGAACGATTACGGCACGAATGTTGAGAAGACGATCAACAAAGTGCTGGTGGATTTCGAGGCGGCGGAACAAACCACGCCGAATCGGTTGCTCGCTCAGATGGCTTACGGCGCACAACCGCGCTGCGTTACATGGAAGGACATTGGCGAACAGGAGTTGACGTGCCTGACCGAGCAATCCGCCGCCGAACACGCAGCGAACAACACGCGCCCAAATCTGACGGCGCGTTACAACACATTCTATCGCGGGCGGTATTTGGCTGTCCGAATCTGGATCGACACCGTAGAAGGCCAGTCTGAAATCACGGGCGGGAATGCGTGCTTGTCTAAGATGGTGATTAACGCGAGGCGAGCGCAGGGAGAATGGACTTGACAACAACTACAGCAGGCTCTTAATTGCGCTATGACTTATCAAGACATATTATTCAATCGCTTGCGAGATAAAAGAAGCTGGTGGCGTGGGAAGGAGATTGAGGTCATCGTTGTAGCCGGACTGGTTGTGATGGTCTGTGTTTTCTTCTACCTGTTTCACTCTTTCACGGAGGAATACAATGCGAATCTAAGGGCTGGATATGCGGCTTGGTGTAAGCAAACAGACAATCCAAAGCACCTTACCTACGGAGAGTGGGTTGCGCTTGTTGTGGTGATGCAGGATCACGACAGCGCTGTTATTTTCATCCCGCGCTAAAATGAAAGACGGCCTACAGGCTCAACTCGACAAAGCGAGGCGGCTCATTGCGGAATTTGAGACGGGCAAAGGTCGGGCGTTTAGTTCCACGGATCATGTGATAGGCGAACGAATACAGAGAGAGGCGTGCACTCGAATAGGCGAAGATTTCGACAAGCTGTGCCGGCATCTTGCAATGGGCGGAATGTTTGAAATGCCTCCCATAGAAATAAGCAACACGCACGACCCCAATTCGTTCGCCGTGGAGCCGGTTGAGCCGAAACTCGATAGTGATGAATTGCTCGACCTTGCTTACAAGGTGACAATGGAGAGGAAATGAACCGCCGAGCATTCATCAAAAAGTCAGCCGTTGCTGCTGCGTCCGTTGTAACTCTGCCGATTGCGTGGCCGGATGCCGCGCCTGTTGCTCAAGCCGTTCCGGTTTACCGGCCTGATGCAAATGTGTGGGCTTGCGGAGCTTCACCACTTGCTAGGTTTGACATGGCTATGAACCGAGTAGCTCAGGAGTATTTGCGTATTAGATTTAATCGCCTTGTGGCTGAAAGAGACAAATGCTAACCCGTCGTAACTTCTTCACCAAACTGTTCGGAGGCGCTGCGGCTGCCGTTGGCGGTGTGTTTGCGGCGAACCATGTTAAACCAATCAAATGGAATCATTGGGTTTACGAGGTTTTGTACTCCAACGAATCAGACCCAATTGTTGGATGGGACTCCGCTTCTGGCTTTACAGTTTCGAGATACGAATTTACTGAGGAAGAAATTCGCAGCTTGTTCAAAGAAATATACGCAGTGCACAAAGATGACTCAGGCACCTGCTAACTATGCCTCTCCCACTCAACATGCGGCGGCTAACGGTGAGCAAGGAAAACTTGCGCGAGTTCAACCTGCCGCCAGCGCCGATCCTAAAATTTCCGCGTTCCATGACGGATCGCTTTGCTGGACTGCAACAAACCGTGGACGAATTCAACGCCGAACAGAAACGAGTGCGCGATAACACGCAGGAATTGTTGCAACAATGGTTGCTTGCATTGCGCGAAGGAAGGTCATAAGATGATCTGATATGTCACAGATTTTCAATCTTGGCGAGGTAATCGGATCGCTGGTGGACAGGCCGGGCGAGAAAGACCCGATTCGCCATTGGATTGATCCGCTGGCCAGCGACACGCTTCGACAGATTCACCCGACTTTCCGCGATGAGCTAGCGCAACGGACGGCTGATCTTGGCGCGTACCGTTCAGCCATCGGAAACACGGCTGGCCAAGCTGGCGATCTGGCGCAATCGGACATTAGCTGGCTGACAAGCCTGCGCAATGCGGGCTACGATCCCACGGCTGAACTCGGAAAGAACATCGAGCTTTGGCGCAATCTGTTTTCGACGGACATCCAAGGCCCGGCAGCCGCCGCACGCGAACGCGCTCGCAAAATCTCCTACGCCAACCTAGGCATACCGGCAGCGCCTCCTGGCAGTTACGAGACGATCCTTGAAGGCAATGCTGCCAACCGGCTTTCCAGTGAGCTTGCGCCTTACCTGACGAACGCCATCAACACTTCCTACGGCACAGGGCAGGCCAACCGGCTATCCGACTTGCTGTTGAAGAAATCCACTATCGGCCAGCCGACAGAAATCCTGAATGCGTTGGCCGGCAGAACTCTGATGCCGATGCAAGTCACGGATCAAAGCTTGGCGAACAAGTTGGCGAACCTCGACAGAATTGTGAACGTCAACAAAAACAACCTGCTCAGTTGGGTGCAACCGAAGGGTGCTGGCGAGCGGTGGTCGGGTGCGCTCAAGGCGGTGGATACCAGCCTAAATTCCGCCGTGGACACAGGGATGAGTCTTTATGGAATGATGGGTGGTGGAGGCGGTGGAGGTGGAGGAATCGGTAGCCTGCTCGGCGGCATGGGCGGAGGCGGAGGTGCAGGAGGCGGAGGGAACAACGCACAACTAATGCAGATGCTCGCGGCGATGCTTTCTCGGAACAATGGTGGTGGCGGCGCTCCGGCATCCTATCCGTGGGCTAATTCAACGCCCGTATTCTAAGCATGGATTACTTTTACACAGGCCCGAACGGTGGTTCGATTCCGCTCGTCAATTCTGACGCGGAACGCACGCGGGCTGCTCGTGACGCAAGAAGCCAATCGGAACAGCAATTCCTTAGCTTGCTGGCGCGTAATCGCCTTGAGAAACAGCGCCTCGATGCTGAGAACCAACGCCTGATGACGCAGCTATCGCTGTCTGAACGCGACAGGGCGGATCGGCAGGCTCAGGCCGTGGTTGAGAACCGGCAGCGCGACACGCAACTGGACATCTTGAGAAAGCAGGCTGAGAGGCCGACGGCGCGTGACGTGGACAATCTCACTTGGATGAGCCAGCGCGAGGATTTCAACAATCAGTATCACATTCAGAAACCGATCCTTGAAGGTGAGCTTGATGTAATCCGTCGAGAATTGACGCCAATCGCTGCACTTTCTCAGACCACAACTGGACGCGCTCGGATAAATGCAGACCCGGTTTTGAACAAGAAATGGTACGCGTTGTCGGAAGCTTTTGCGGAAAAGAAAGCCAAGCTGGACGCATTGGATAAAGCGGCGAAGAATTTTGGCATTGAGTTCAATCCGTTGAAGAATCAGATGCCTCCTGCTTCTGGTGCAGTTACCACGCCGGCCACAGGCGTCACTGCGACCACACCACAAAATCAGATAGGTTTACCTCCAATACTTTCCGGTCCGGCTGCTTTGAAGTCAAACGACCTGTATTCTGACGCACCAGTGCTGCCGCCCACATCTGCCGTCCAGCCAAATCTACAACAAGCCGGCCCGACAATATTCGACATCTGGAAAGCTCAGTTCCAAGGCGGTGCTGGTTTTCCGGGTTTGTGGAGGTAGTTCCAACCTCGCGAGTCAGTGTCCAAACAGCACCGCAATCGTCGTCATGCGCTCACCACATGCTTCCATGCGCGTCCATAAACGACACCGATGATGGCTTGCGGTGACGCATTATGCGCGATGGCTAAGTCCTTAATTCTATCGCCTTTGTTGAAGGACGTGCGAATAGCCAACACAGATACATCGGTCAGTTTGGCGCTGTGATTTTTCTCACCGACATGGCGCATAGCTTCCCTGTGAGCATCTTTGTTTCGCATATTCTCAAGGTTGTCTCGGTGAAGTAACCATCGGAGATTTGAAGGCGCATTATTCGCACTGTTCCTGTCAATGTGATCGACATCGTGCTTATCAGAAGGCGGAGGCCCGTGAACCAACCAACACACAAGTCTTCCAAATGGAATACGCACCTTTACAAGACGGGAACAGATGTTAATGCCGTAATAACCATTACGCATTAGATACGGTGAAAGCACCCTGCCAAATGGAGAAATAACCTTTCCATCCTTGTATTTTAATCCGTCTTCAATGGCTGCTACGATAGCCAGTCTGACTCTTTCACTTCTCATTATTCAGCCTTACTGTTGCTTTGTCTTGCTCAAAACCGGCACATCCGTCAAGCGTATTTGAAATAGAATCGCGACTTCCACGCGGCGTTGCGCTTGTCGCCAAACCACGGCTGGCGACGGTTTGGATTGCGGCGCTCGCGTCTCGCATTTAGCTTCGCGTAATAACTCGGTTGAAACTTCCAGTTCATTCCGTAGTTTAATTCACGAACCAAGTACATGGCGTATTCGTGTTGGATTCGGATGTTCATTTCAATACTTCCACCGGCAGATCACGCCGTCGGGATAGACGTCTTTGTCGAAGTGGATTTCCGCTGTCGGTTTCTTGAATTGCCTGAGAGCCTTCATAGCTTTCTTCACATCTTCACAACGCCCACTCCATGTCAGAAAATCATACAACCCAAGTGCGCCGATAGGTCGCCTTTTTCGACGCCTTGCGTTCGCCTCGTTCATCTTCTTCCAGTTAATGCCAAACACATTTGCCAGTATCGCCGCGCTTGGCTGATTTGGTGAGCAGGCGGTAACGTTTCCGCACTGCTTGATATTTGTGGCGATCTTCGGCGCGAGATTTTTTAAGTTGTGCTTCTTCATTTCAAAAAGCGACCGCGTTAAACTTTTTGGCTATCGCGGCATCATTCCTTTTCCATAGTCTCGCGGCATTGGGCGCGAGCCGGTAGAGCCTCGACCACCCGCATGTGCCGCCGCTAGCGCACACCGATTTAATCCACAGCTTGGTGCTATCTCGCTTCACGACTTTCTTGCACACGTTGCAGCGGTAGGAGTTCATGTTATTTCGCCGAGTGGTGCTATAAGCACAACATTCCTTGTGACAGCCGTGGCCGCAACGGTGCCGTCCTCCGCGTAGAAATAAATTGTGTCACGATTTGTGACGAATTCTTTACTGCCTCCAACAACATAGTGGTCGGCAACAATTTTGTAGCGGTTGCCGTTAGCCGCGATGATTTCAAATGTTTTCATTTATTCTCTGAGCGCTGGCGGCTATCGCGTTGGAGGCATTGAGACGAACCTACCGCGATGGAGTAGCAACTTAGCCACCAGCACTCAAAGAACATCTCAGGTGTTCCCTGAGAGCGGGGCGGTTACTCAAGCTGGCTGTTTTTAATGCAGCCGTGACAATTTTGCCGTCGGCGTCTTGCACTCCGACCTGCATCACGTTCATGCAAGCAATTGACTCCCCCGCTCTCAAAGAACTCGCGCAGCATACCATCATACGATTGCTTGTCAACAAAAAGTTTCACAGCGCCATCACTTTTATTGACTTATCTATTGCATTAGGCCACATAATACCTACGTGGCCTTGACTTTAACCGATGACGAATTGCTGGCGTTGAAACCGCCATCGGCGTTTGGTGTTGAGGGTGACGGAGACGATGGCGGGCCGAATCTACTGAGTTCTTCCGAGCTTCCGCAGCCGGCCAGAGTCGATGCGCCGCTTTTTCCTACCATCAGCCGTGCGGAACGCGAGCGTCGGCGTCAGGCACAGATACAATCCTTCCAAGCGCAGCAGAATCCGGTTATTGGAGCGATTACCAGCACGGAAGTTGGCCGTTCGTTCGTGCGCGGGGCGGCGAATCTGGATAAGACGCTGCTCAAGGCAGGCGAACTTGCTGCGACACTCACCGGCTTGGATTCATTCAAGAAATATCTGCACGATCAAGGCCAGAAGTTTGATGACATCGCCAAGGCTATCCCGGATGAGAAGGTGGAAAACTTCGGTGAAGCTGTCGAGTCGCCGTCGAACTTCCTGAACTACGTGGCCACGCGGACGGCGCAACAGGTGCCGAACATGCTTTCGATGATCGGGCCGGGTGGGGCGGCGCGAGTGGGCGCTACGGCGCTTGGTTGGGGGCCGCGTCTGGCGAATCTGCTCACCGTCGGCACGGTGTCGGCATCGGGTGCAGCGCAGAACGTCGGCGAGACATACGGCGGCATTCAGGAAGAAACCGGCCAAGATGCGCCGTGGACTGCGCTGGCGTTTGGCGGTGCCAAGGCGGCGCTGGATACGCTGTCTGGATTCAAGATATTCGGGAGCGTGTTGGACGCGGCGGAAGCACCGATGAAGAAGCTGGTGTGGGGCCAAGTGGTGAAACGGGCGTTTCGCGAAGTGCCCAAGGCGGCGGGATGGGAAGGATCGACGGAAGCGATTCAGGAAATCCTCGACATCGCGGCGAACAAGTTCACGGACAAAACCTACGACGCTACGTTCAGCAAGAACTGGCCGCGAGTGTTGGAAGCGGGCGTGATGGCGGCGGTGAGTTCGCCATTCTTCAGCTCGGCCACACGGGCGGCGAGTGATATTTCCAGCGCGAAGCAGTACGAAGCCCGGCAAGAGGCTCCGGCGAAATTCATCGGCTATCAGGAGACGGCGGATGGAAAAGCATTGCCGTTGTTCAATCTCACTCAGGACGTGGACAAGTTCACGAAGGACTCGACACTCACGGGCAACACGCTGGAATCTCTCGGCTTCAAACTGCCAGCCATACCCACACAGGAGCAATACAATGCCACTCAGCAAAGGAACGTCGAACAAAGCACGGAACGCCAACGCGGCGGAACTGATACACAGCTTCAAGGCCAAGGGGCGGAAGAACGCGGTAGCGTCGGGCGTCGCGGCATCCTACGAAATCCAGCGGCGGAGCAGAAAGAAACAGCGCCGACATCGGCTGCAATGAGGGATAAAAAAACAGGAGAGGTTTGGTACGGACAGCCGACTCACGGTTTGGTTTTGGACACAATCCCGAACGCTGGCTCTCGCGATTTGGAATCCGGTTTCGCGACTAAAGCTGGCAAATTTTTAACACCAGAAGAAACTGTCGGCGTGGTTGGAGAGCGGCAGGCAAGAAACATTGAAGAAATGTCTGCGTCTGAAAGGGAGCGATGGTCGGCTGGTGCATTAACTGAACAGTCAGGGACAATTGATTCACTCATCGCCAAGCTGGAAAGCTGGAAGGTGAAGAAGGATGACAAGCCGGGGACGTATTCGTTTCCGCACCCGGAGATTTTCAAGTCGATTGCGACGGACACATGGAACAGCGCACTTCAAATCGGAATTGATCTCTTGTTGAAAGGCCGTGGAATATCGACTGCTATTGCGAATGTCATAGCACATCTGCGCGGCAACGTTGAGGATTTCGACAAAATCGACGAAACCAAGCTCCGCGAATGGTTGGGCACGGACTTGGAGAAGCTTGGGAAGACGGAGCAGGCGAAGACGACTGGCTACGAACCAAAATGGACAACTGGCGTGAATCAGCTTGCGGATGCCGCACGCTCGAAAGATTTCAGCGCGAAGGAATGGGTTGCCCAACGTGGAGATAAACAAGCCGCTTTCGATGCGGCGCACTTCGCGTTGAAGCAAAAGATTTCTGATTCGATCAGGCGCAAATATCTGGCAGTTCAGCGAGAGGCGAGACGCACCGGAAACAACATCCTTGCTGAAGGTGAGTCAGTTCAAGCAAGCATCTCAGGCGAGCGCACGCCCGTCGAACCGCCCGCTTCCCAAGCTGCGCCGAAGGTTCGCGAACTGATTGAGCTTATGCCAGTCGGAACGGTTATTGAATTTACCGAACCGGGCACTATAAGACACAGAATCGTCGGAACCGTTGTTGGTGATAAGTTAAATCCGAGCACGGGGCAAAGAGAGCTTGAGGTTAAAACTAAGTTTGGGAGAACTGAGTACGCCTCTGGCGCTGACGACATAACTCTCGCACCAAAACCTCAAGCCGAAACACCACCACCCGCGACAGCAGCTTTGCCCACCACGGCTGAGGCTCAACCGGCTGCCGTTCCACCCGCCGCGCCTCCGCCGCCTCCTGCCGAGCCTGAGCCTGTTGTGGAAGCAGCGAAGCCGGGTGTCGAAACCAAAGTTCTTAACAGTGTATTCACAGTCGCTAGCAAGGAAGGCATCACGCCAGAGCGAACCGCTCAGAACATCTCGAACGCAGATGAAGCCTTGCGTGCTGCGGGCTTCAAAGACATTAGGCTTGAGACTTACACCAAGCCGAAGGAAGAAGGCGGGCAACAGCAGAGCATTTACTTTCTGCCGCGCACGGGCTTCGACATGACGGCGGAAGGCAACCGTCTGGCCGATGCCTTTGAGCAGCAGTTGAAGCAGCAAGGCACTGCTACGGAGAGGCCAGTCGGCATGTTGCTCAACACGATTCGCGAGAACTTCAAGAATCCGAACAGCGCACTTGTGGACATGGCGACACCGACTCGCTACCGCCTGTTCCGACTCGCTCAGAGCGAAGCAAGCCGACGCGGCACACAACTAGGCGAGCTTAATCAGTTCAGCGCCAGCCTGTCAGAAATCGCGATGAATCTGGACATCCACTTGCGAAGCATCTGGCATGACAATCTAGGCGGCGAAGTGATTTCGGAAACTCTCCAAAAGATCGTCACCGCATTCCGAGAGTTCTTCACGGCCAAAGAAATCGAGACGGCGCTGAATCCGTTGCATCTTCAAGAAACCGTTCAGCGTTTGCTTCAGGCGAACGAGCGCGATCAAGGTGGACGGCTTTACCGCAAGATTCAGCAGGCGTTAAAGCCGAAGATTAAGCCGACGTTGGAGAAGCTTGGCCGCACCGCCGATGTCGAAGAAGCGTTCAACAAGATTCTTGCTGAGTTGGGCAATCCGACACTGAAGCCATCTGATAAAATGACGCCTTTAGAAAAGGTGCTACGCATGGTGACGCCGGGTGCCGATGCGCGGCTGACAGACATGATTGCGCGTGCGGTTGAGGAAGCCGAACTGAATGCTGGCCGAAAAGTGGCGCTGGCTGATCCTCAAGTTAGCGAAGACGACAAGGCGATGATTGGCCGTGGCGATGTTGAGCCTTCCTTGGAGCAAATTGAGCGCGGCTTGCTCTTGCCTGAGTTCGCGCATTGGAAACGTATTCGAGACGACATCGCTCTCGGTTATTCACCCATCACTTTGAAGCTGACTCAGCGATTGCTCGCCGCTGATTTTCAAGGTTTGCAATTCGGCAAGCCAATCGCGAAGCCAGCCGAGACGAGAATCAATCTCCGCGAGCTTGCCAAGTCTCCAGATTCGGAAGTGCAGCGCGTGTTTGACGCCTACTCAGCCGACTTGGCGGCGAACATGAACCTGAAGAACGCCACGCCGGAAACGATTGAGCGGGTTAACAGATTGGTGAGAGATCAAATCGGCGAACAACTGGCGAACAGACGGCAGGACATTCGCGATGCTGTGTTCGCTGAGAGGGCCGCGAGCGTCACAGACCCGGACAAACTGCGTTCCTTGCGTGAGAAGATTAACGCCGGATTACTCGACGATCCTCGCCTGAGCGATCCAGAACTACTCCAACGCGCTGCCGAGAATTCATCCATCCGAAAGCTCCTGCCTTCGATGACGGAATTGATGAACACGATTCTGGAATCGCCGCGCTACAATCTCAACGAGATCAAACAGGACATTTCTGATGCACTGGTGAAGCGCCTTGGGTTAACCGGCGATCAAGCGGATGAACTGGCGAACCTCATCTACAAATCACTTGAAGGAACCAAGGAATCTCCGGGGCCGCTGCTCAGGGCGCGGACGAAAGCTCTGGATAAGGTGAAGGCCGAGCTTGGCCCGCAGCAGAAGCGCGAGATCAAGAAAGGCAAGACGCTCTGGCAGGCGATTGAGCGCGGTGTGCGTGCGGGATATTTCGACGCCGAGAGCGCCTTGGAAGAAAACGCCCGTGCGAACAAGTGGACCGTGCCGACGCCGGAGCAGAAGGCGCAACTTAAAGCTTGGGCTGAGGAAGAAATCAGGCTGCGAACACCATCACCACGTCAACTCGCCGATGCGGGCGGTGATGTGGCCAAGGCAACCAGCGCGGCAGAGGCAGCAACCCAAACTCAACGCTTAGAGCTTATCAAGAAGATTCAGGCCAATTGGTCGCGCTGGTCCATGCCGATCAAGTGGTCGCAATGGTTGACGAATCCGACCGTGGCCAAGAATAACGCGAAGGCTGCCGATGAAGTGGCGGCAGCGAACCTGCTTTTCAAGTTCGGTTTCCTTGTCCGTCAGTTCATGGACGCCGGGATTGTTTCCATCCCGTTGAACCGTGCCAACCGTGCGCTTGCTCACGTTCTCGAAAGAGCGGCGGCGGATGGTGGATTCAGCCGGCAAACGCTGGCTGATTTACACGCATCTCTCACGGAAATGTCCAAGGCGAGCGTCGAATCGTTCAAGGAAACGTGGCGGGCAATGAAGGCAACGCTCCACGGTGCGGCGGATCAAAAGACACTCGACCGCATGAAACAAAGCATCGGCATCTTCGACAGAATGCTGGCCAAGGCGGATGAATTGGAGGCGAAAGGCAACATGGCCGCAGCGCGAGCCATCCGAACGGCTACAATCCTTCGCGCTGGCTATCGCGTGGCTGCTACGCTGGACGTGGCACAGGCCGTCGGTGCGGAGTGGCAGGAGATGCGCCAGCAACTTGTTACGGAATTGCGTGCGCAAGGCAAGAACGCAGCGCAGATCAAAATGGTAGAGGACGAAATCTTCGGCAACATTCGCGTGGCCATGACTCAGGCGATTGAAGAAGCCAGACTCAGTGCTGAGGAACGTGGCTTGCCAACGGACAAGAAAGAGCTTGAGAAGAATGCTTGGGCAATTCTGCTGAACACGACTTACGATCAAATGCAGAAGGCGACCGGCAGCGCCACGGATTTCCGTGCTGAGAATCAGATGTTGCGCGAGCTTTACGGTTGGAATTTACCAGAGACAGGTGGTGTCGGAGGTATCATTGCTTCGACTATTGGAGGTATCCGCAAGGCGGCTCAGGAGCGTGGCGTGCCGCTTGGCGGACTGTTCTCGTTCGGTAACGCAATGGGCACGGCAACCAACCGGATGCTGACGTTTATGGGCGGCGGGCTGTTCGGCGGTTGGGGCTTCGGCGACTCACCGTGGTATCAAGGCGAACGCAATATCCGGCAGCGGCGCATCGAGGCTATCGAAGGCTTGGCGGCAATCGGCGTCCTGACTGCGCTAGCGGCGGCTGGCAAGCTGATCGTTCACACGCAATATCCGAAGGACAAAGAGGAAAAGGAAAAGTTCATTGCGGGTGGTCACAAGCTGAACACGGTTGAGTTTCTGTCCGATGACGGCAAGCAGTGGGCTGCGTATCCGATCCAGATGTCGCCGTTTAGCTTCGTCGCCTCGCCGCTCTACATGATTGGCGGGATTCAGCGCCTCTATTCCAACCAAGCTCGCGAACAGGCGCGACTCGACGCCGAGGCAAAGCGCAAAGGAACAATCGCCGGAAAGGTTAAGCCGGTCGGGTTGGGTGACATGCTTGGCGTCATCGCCCAAGGCATCTACGGTGCGTTCACAGGCGGTCGGACGGCCACGGGAGCGATTCAGTCATTCTCTGATTACGGTGATTTCAAGCTGAACAAGGCGGTTGCCTCGCTCGCCGCGCCGTATCTGCCCGGCATACCGGCATGGCAGGAAGTCTCGCGCATGTTAGGCACGAGCATGGACACGCGCACTGCGACGGTGCTTGAACTGCTCACACCAAATCCGTGGAGTCCGCATCAGCGCGTTAATTCGCTCGGTGATCCGTTGGTGAATCCGAATGCGGCCACGCGGGTTTTGCAGGTGTTGACTGGCGGTGTAGGTTTTGGTTCAGAAGACGATCTGAAAGCCAATCATGCCTATCAGCAAATCTTCATGGCGAACTACTCGACGCCGGAAGTGGGACGAAACAAAGGCTACGATTTCAACGGCACGATCCGGCCAATGAAACCGGAAGAACTTGAGAAATACGTCGTGGCGCGAGGGCAAGCTTTCAAGGCGGCATTGCAAAACGTCGATGTGTCTGGATTGCCTGAAGCGGAAGCGCGGAAAGTTGTCCAGCAGGCGTATCGCAATGCCAGCAATACGGCGCTGGCCTCCGTAGGCGCAACGCCCGTCGCGTCTGGCACGAGCTTTCCAAGCCTTTCGCTAGGACCATCGCAAAGGATCAGCCTTGGCTCAGGCGTGGCCGCTGGCGGCATCCGCGTTCTTTCGCGTGGGCGTAGCCTGCTCGGTCGAAGTCGGCGCATACGCCCGCGTTCGTCGCTGCGGCGCGGTAGCAGGCTCGCTACGATCAGACGCAGGCGGCGCAGAAGGATTTTCGCCTAACTACTAACGAGCTACTAAACACTGACGAATTAGTATTTCAATGGATCGACTCACACAAAAAGGCAAGAACATCGCCCGGCTCGGACACGGCCTGCCGCCGCGTACAGGCACCGAGCTTGTCGAGCAATCACTTTCCGGCCCCGGACCCAGCCTGATACCGGGGCCACCAGGAGCAGTCGGTGATCCCGGAGCATCCATAACTGGACCGAAAGGGGACAAGGGCGATAAAGGGGACGGGGCCGACCTTTTCATGGCGGAAATAATGAAACGCATTTCTTTACGTGGCTAATCAGTTTCGCTAATATAACCCATTGCTTTATGAGCGACGCAATTCTTGCAGCTTTGATAACCAGCGTGCCGCCGACTGTCATGTCGGCCTTTGCGTTGTTCAAAGCCAACGCCGTCGGCAAAGCGGTCAACGAAGTGCATCTCGCGGTGAACAGCCGATTGACGGAATTGCTTGAACTCACGCGCAAATCCGCTCTGGCGGAAGGTGAGAAAGCTGAGAAGGACAAAGGCAAAAGGCAGAAATTCGCGTGATAATTCTCGATACAGTCAATCGACGGTTGCAGGTGTTGCTGAGTGGCGCAGTAACGACGCAGCAACTGCCGTTCACTGCGCACTACGTTGACTACAACGATTCTGTCTCGCTGAATTACAATCCCGGCAGCAGCAACGGCACAACGTCAGACACGGTGGCTGTGACGTGGGTGGCCGCTCCCGCTGCCGGCTTTCGTCGGCATGTTAAACACCTTGCGATTCACAACCACGACTCATTTCCGGCTGAGGTGAATTGCCGGTATGACGACAATGGCACGGCTCGCGACGTGCCGGTCGTCACGCTTCAGACCGGGGACACGCTCCAATACAACGACGGTGAGGGCTGGCGCGTGATGGACTCCACTGGAGCAATCAAAGGCACTGGACCCACTGGTGCGACTGGAGCGACTGGCCAAGACGGCATCTTTGGCGGTGACTCACTCGCCTACATATTTGACTCAACGCCAGTTGACGCTGATCCGGGCGCAACCAGGCTGAGGTTTGATAACGGCACGCTCGGTTCGGTAACTAAAATCCTCATCAGCGATTTTGACGAGAATGGCACCGATCAAACTCCTTGGATTCAGGCGCTCGATAACAATGCCACGAATTCGATTCGCGGACGATTGCGTTTGTGCAAGACGGACGATTCATCGCAGTTTGTCATCTTCAGCATTATAGCTGGCAACTCCTATCCCGGTGGTTACACGAAAGTCCGCGTGGCTTACGTGACAAGTTCCGGTTCGTTCGCGAATAGTGACCGCATTTTCATCTCGTTCTGTGCGGCGGGCGATAAGGGTGACACCGGAGCAACTACCGTCAGCGTTACCAGCACGGAGCTTTCAGTGACGAGCGCCCAAGCCGCATCCGCCATCAATGTCGTATCGGCTGAACTGGCCAGTCTTGAAACGAGGCTCGATGGAATTTCGGCGCTCTCAAGCGGCACATCGGTTCATGGATTGCAGAGTGTGATTGATGCGCTATCGAATCGAATCTCAATTGCCGGATTCGCCAGTGTCACGAGCAATGAGGCTTCGATCATAAGTGCGCAGGCGGCGTCAGCAATTAACGTTGTGAGCGCCCGTGCTGCCAGCATCAGCGCGGAACTTGGCTCACTTGTGCAAATAGCCAGTGCGGCGGCAACGAGTGTGAATAGCCGAGTGACATCCGTGAATGCTGCGTTAAGTGCGATCTCAGCGCGTTCAGTGGGCGACGTGTCCACTCATGGATTGCAGAGTGTGGTGAACGCATTATCGAACCGCATTTCAGTCGTGGCCGTCAGCGCGGACGGCGAGGCATTGGTCGTCGCGTGGCTCGGTTTGTAAACGAAAGATGAATTATGGCATTAGACCCAACAGTATTAGCAGACGGGCAGTTGCCTAACTCGAAAGGCACGCTCTACACGGCGGCGAAAATCACAATCGTCAAAACGATTTCGTTCGTGAACACGGACACGGTGACTCGGCTGTGCAACCTCTACCTGAACACGAGTGGTACTTCGCGTCTAATCAGCCCTAAGAATTTATCAATGCCCACGCGCTACAAGGCTGAATTCGACGATCCAATCTGTCTTGAGGTTGGCGACCTAATCGAAGGCGACGCCGACGCCGCAACGGTGGTGGACTACATCATCACAGGAGCGATCAGGCCATGAAGATGTTTGACGAACAAGGCCGGTTGTTGGTGGCGAGAACAAGTGGCGCTGGCGGCACGACAATCAACACCACAAACAATTATCTGCCAATCCGACAGAATGCTACAACTTTTGTAGATTCGATCATTCACGATGTCAACCCTGGCGCTGGATTATTTGACGAAACTATTTATGTGGCTGGGATAATTAAGCCTTCTGCGATAGTTTTAGAAAACAGTTACACCCTGCTTGATTCCAACAACACGATTGTTGGCCCAACGACCGGGTTGTGCAGGATTGAGTCAGACGATGCCACACCAACAAATCGCATTTTTACACTACAAGATGGACAACAGTTCTTTGTTGAGAAAAAGGTGATGTTGGAGGGAACCGGAGCGGCCAAGCTTGTAAATACCGGCAATGTACAGTTGAGCGCCGATTGGGTGCCTGTCGTGGCCGGTGAAACGTTGCAATTGATTTGGATTGGTGGCGGTACCAGCAAATGGTTTGAGCAGTGGCGCTACCCATGAAACTATTCACCGAAAAAGGCGAGTTGCTGGTTACTGATCCGAACGCCGCGAGCGTCACGAGCACGGAGTTGTCTGCCGTGTCGGCTCAGGCTGCGTCGGCGGTCAATGTCGTCTCGGCACGGGCCGCGTCCATTTCGGCTGAGTTGGGATCGCTCGTTCAAATTGCCTCGGCAGCCGCTACCAGTGTCAATTCGCGTGTGACGAGCGTGAATGCGGCGCTGTCCGCGTTGTCTGCTCGTTCCGTTGGTGATGTCTCAACGCATGGATTGCAGAGCATTATCAACGCGCTCTCGAATCGGATTTCCACGGTTACGGGCGGCAGCGGAAGTGTTACCAGTGCCGAAGCACAGGCGATTAGCGCACAGGCAGCCAGCGCGATTAACGTCGTGTCAGCCAGAGCGGCCAGCATTAGTGCCGAGCTTGGCAGTCTGGTGCAGATTGCATCCGCAGCGGCGACTTCCGCCGATGCTCATGCGAATACGGTTTCGGCCCGTGCAGTGTCAATCTCTGCCGAGCTTGCCTCATTGGTGCAAATAGCCAGCGCGGCTGCGACCTCAGCAGACGGACACGCCAACGCCGTCAGTGCCCGCGCAGTTTCAATCTCAGCGGAACTAGCCAGTTTGGTTCAGATCGCGTCAGCCGCAGCGACATCCGTAAACAGCCGAGTTACTTCCGTCAACGCTGCCCTGAGCGCACTCTCCGCCCGATCAATCGGTGACGTGTCCACGCATGGTCTTCAGTCCGTCATCGACGCGCTATCCAACCGCATCTCAGCCGTTGTTGGAGGCACCGGCAGCGTCACCAGTGACGAACTCTCAGCCGTCAGTGCCCAAGCCGCTTCTGCCATTTACGTTCTAAGCGATGCTGTCACGTCTGTCCGCCTACAAACGTTGTCGCTCATCGACATCGTTTCGGCGGCGGTCGTCGTGGTGGATGCGCGGGTGGACACCATCTCAGCCACGCTCGCCAGCTTGTCGGCGCGTTCGGTGGGTAACGTTTCGACTCACGGGATGCAGAGCATTATCAATGCGTTGAGCAACCGCATCTCGGCGGTGACAGGTGGTTCTGGAAGCGTGACGAGTGCGGAAGCGCAAGCGATCAGTGCACAAGCCGCAAGCGCAATCAACGTGGTGAGCGCGAGGGCTGTGTCGATCAGTGCTGAATTGGCGTCCTTGGTGCAGATAGCGAGCGCCGCAGCGACTAGTGCAGACGGCCACGCAAATACAGTCTCAGCAAGAGCCGTTTCCATATCCGCTGAATTAGGAAGCTTGGTGCAGATCGCTTCTGCGGCTGCCACGAGTGCCGATGGCCATGCCAATACTGCCAGCGCTGCCGCAACAAGCGTCCTGAACTTCGTCAACAACGTTTCCGCCAGAACATCGGTTGGCGGCGCAACGTCGATCAAAGGCTTGCAGAGCGTCGTCAATACGCTCTCCACGCAGATTTCCAACGAGCAATCCATCCGGCTCGTTTCCGTTCAGACGGCGAGTGCGGCGGCTACATCAGCGGATGGACATGCCAACACCGTATCGGCGCGGGCTGTTAGCATCTCCGCTGAACTGGCGTCACTTGTTCAAATCGCCTCAGCAGCGGCAACCAGCGCAGATGGCCACGCGAACACGGTGAGCGCACGGGCAGTCAGCATTAGCGCCGAACTCGCATCTTTGGTTCAAATCGCAAGTGCCGCTGCTACGTCCGCAGACGGGCACGCGAATACTGTAAGTGCGCGAGCGGTTTCAATCAGCGCGGAATTAGGCTCGCTCGTTCAGATAGCCAGCGCCGCCGCAACGAGTGTCAACAGCCGGGTGACGAGCGTGAACACCGCACTGAGCGCAATCTCATCTCGCTCCATCGGCAACGTCTCAACTCACGGCCTGCAAAGCGTTGTCGATGCTCTGTCAAACCGGATCAGCACGCATCTGACTGCTGGAATTGAGTTCGTCATTTACGACGGCACCAGTGCGGCTATCACATCTGGCCAAAAGGGCCATCTTCGCATCCCGTTCGCCTGCTCAATCGTCGGCGCGTATCTCTACGCCGATCAAAGCGGCACGCTGGTTATTGATCTATGGAAGGACACCACGGCGAATTTCCCGCCAACGGTTGCGGACACAATCACCGCGTCACGTCTGCTTTCACTCACCGCAGCGCAGACTTATTCGGATACCACACTGACTGGTTGGACGAGAGGCATGGCCGCTGGCGATGTGCTGGCCTATAACGTAAACAGCAACGCAAGCTGCATCCGTGTGTTGGTTGCGCTGGATGTGGTGAGGACGCAATGATGAATTACTCAACCGTGGCACGCCTTGCAATGACGCCGGCCAACCTTATCGACGCGGGTATTGATCGCATCGTACGGATGGCCATGAGGACAGTGGGTCTTAATTGCATTACGGAGGCCGGAGATGTTAGGACCGAGGCCGCGAATAATATTGGTTTGGCTTGTTACTGGTTCCAAGTGCGCCGGATTTACGCAACGGCGATGAAGGCATGTAGAGCCGCCTTGGCAAGATTTGTCAATGTTGTGGCAAATGTGATCCAGTTGAAGACCGTCTGGAATTGGGCCAACCAAAAGTTCGTACATCGCTCGGTGGGATTTCAAGCTTTTACGCGGCCTTTCGCTGGAGGTTTGCCCATAGCCGTTTCGATCAATTGCACCTGTCCAAATCCAGCAACCATCCGTCTTTTGCACATGTTTCCAGATTCGCACCGAGAGAGGAATCGGAGGTCTTCCGAGTGGTTTTCCGGTGCGCCATTTAGCTCTACGTCTTTCGAGCCATTCAGGATTTGTTTTGTTTCTTTGCCGATAAGCCTTTGTGGCCTTGCGCCACGCCTCTCGTTGTTCGTGTATCGTCATCACGAATCACAGCCTAAACCATGACGCGACATATTGTCAAGTGAATTCTGTCCTGTGTTGCGGATTTGAATGCGGCCAGCTTGGTTCGGTTGGCGGGGCTGTAGGCCAACATTGGGCGACTGACTGCGCTATATCTACGACGACCGTTCGCACGGGCAACCGATCCCTGCGTGTCAATCCTTCCGGCTCTTCCAAAACAGCAAATGTTAACATTACTGTTCCGACAGTTTCAGTTGGGCGGTTTTACATCCGCTTTGCCACACTCCCCAGCGCGAATACTTACTTGTTCGGTCAATCTCTCATTGGCGGGTTGGCATTTAATCAATCGGATACAAAACTCTACTGCGGTACTGGTAGCAACCCCGCTTCGTTTGGTGCGTCAGGAGTGAGCGTTACGACCGGCGTGTGGTATCGGATTGATTTCAAGTTCGATATGACAGCCGGTGTAAAAGCATTCGATGCAAAAGTTGATGGCACGGATTTAGGGCAGACGACTTCAGTTAGCATTGCGGCAGCCTCGCTGGCATTCTTGTGCAACAACATAACGGCGGATTATTTTATTGATGATTTTGTTTTGTCCGGCACCGCCGCTGACTATCCAATCGGCGCGGGTTACGTGAACCATTTCGTGCCCACATCCGACGGCACGCACAATGTGGCTAGCGCGGCGGACTTCCGGCGAGGCGATACCACCACGGACATCACCAATGCCACCACCACAGCCTATCAACTCGTTGATGAAGTTCCGCTCGATGATACGACGCCTGACACGGACGATCACATTCGGATCGTGGCCCCGCCGAACGTCACCGATTACGTCGAGTGCGTGTACGGGCCGGCATCCGGCATCAGCACGCCGACTGTTGCGCCTAGGGGTGTGGAAGTGATAGCAGAATTCTTCGCCGCAGGCACGGGCGCATCCGATGAGATTTTCAAATTAAACGACAATGGCACGGTGGATACTGTTTACGATGGGACTGCCGTGGCTGGAACGACGACAGGCATTTACAAGCGCAAGCATTACGCTCTCGCCCCGACTGGCGGAGCGTGGACGCTTTCCGGCGCGGGCAACTTCAACAACATCCGCTTTCGCTACGGCTTCGCCACGGACGCCAATCCAGACAAGAGCCTTATGTGCACTATGATTGAGGCGGAATTCGCTGAGGTTGCAGCCGTTCCCGTCAAAGCCCGTTCTTGGGGAACCATAATATCGTGAGCGAAACAACTAAAGATAAGCGGCTGACGATGGAAGAACCGCTAAAGATCGGTTACTGCGTGTCCCACGATTTTCGTGATTTACAGATAAAATCGAACACCGCCCGCGTCAAAGAGCGCGTCACGCCGCACTTGGAAAAACGCACCGATCCGATTGCGCTCGTCAACTTCGGGCCATCGCTCAACGACACTTGGGAGGAAATCAAGAAGTTCAAGTACGTGCTGACCTGTTCCGGTGCTCACAAGTTTCTTGTGGATCGTGGAATCATTCCGACGTGGCACATCGACGTTGACCCGCGAGAACACAAAATCAAGCTCATTGGGCAGCCGCAAAAGGAAACCGAATATCTCATCGCCTCGACGTGCTCACCCAAGCTCATCGAGCATCTGTCTGGTTACAACGTGAAGCTCTGGCACATCTTCGACACAAGTGAAGATGGGTTGCGCTTGTTGCCTCACGGAGAGCACGCGCTAACTGGAGGCTGTAGCGCAGGCGTTCGCACGCTGACGATGGCCCGCTTCCTTGGATTCACCGATCTGCATGTCTTTGGCATGGACGGCAACCAGAGTGAGAAATACGGTAAGCACGCCGCCGAGCATCCGAACCAGCCGAAGGATTCTTACAAGCTCGAATACGACGGCAAGGAATACATCACCACGCCCGCCATGTTGGAGCCTGCCAAGAACACGTTTCACGAACTGGACATGATGCCGGACGTGACGGTGAAGTTTTACGGCGAAGGGTTGGTTCAACATCTCGCCCGCAACTACGTTCGCAAGAATGACAAGAAAGGCTTCGTGAGCTTCAGCAAGCCGACGCTGATTTCCTCTGACTATTGCGAACTCAACAAGAAGCTCCACGCGGATGACATTTGCTACGGCATTGGCGGCGGGCGACATGCGGAGACGGTTATCAAGCTCGTTGAGAAGCTGAAGACGGATGAGTGTCCGGTGTTAAGTGTCCTTGATTTTGGTTGCGGAAAAGGAATGCTCGCTAAGGCATTACCCTGGCCAATTTGGGAATTCGACCCATGTATCCCCGGCAAGGAAGAACCGCCGCGCCCTGCCGATCTTGTGGTTTGCAGCGACGTGCTCGAACACATTGAGCCAGACAAACTCGAATACGTGCTGTCCGACTTGAAACGCTGCGTCAAGCGCGTCGGCTACTTCATCATCAACATGGCTCCGTCCAAGAAATTCCTAGCGGATGGGCGAAACGCGCACCTGATTCAGAAAGATGCCGAATGGTGGAGGGCCGAACTCTCGAAATACTTCATCGTGGCGAGCGATGCCATGATAGTGAGAGCACCGATGATTCACGTTATTGTTGCGGCACGGCAGAAGGTGAAGAAGGCCGTCGTTGCCAAGGCGGTTGCGTCAGTGAAGCAGACGGCTCCAGCCTGACACAATTGCGGCTTGACTTTGGTTGGCGTTGAGTCAGGTTAGCCGGAATGAAGAAACTAACGACTAAGGAATTCAAGCTCCTTTGGAGGCTTAAAAATGCTGGCAAGCTTAATCGCGAGATCGGAGCCAAGCTCGGATTAAGCGCCAATGCGGTATCTCACATCGTCAGGACATCGCACGACTACATGAGGAAATGATCAACACCATCTACATCGGCTACGATCCTAGGGAGAAAGTCGCTTACGACGTGGCGGAGTATTCGATTCGCGCTCGCGCCTGTCGGTCGGTCGATATTCGCCCTCTGAAACTCGATGAAGTGCGCAATGCGGGAATCCTAACCCGACCGATTGAGAAGAAAGATGGGCGGCTGTACTGCCCGATAAGCCAAGCGCCAATGGCCACTGAGTTCGCCATCTCGCGATTCTGCGTGCCTTTCATCCACAAGCCGGAACTGCACGATATTGAATTCAGTCGCGTTGACGGCAGCAAGTTTCGTCAGCCGTTCACGACCGATGCGTGGGCGTTGTTCGTGGATTGCGACGTTTTACTTTTGGCAGATGTCAACGACTTGTTCGCCCTCGCCGATGACAAATACGCCGTGTTAGTGGTTAAGCACAATTGCGACCAGTATGGATACGTAGAGGGCTGGCTCAAATGCGGGTGCAAGATCAAATTCATCAAGGAAAGCGTCGCGGGAGCTTCGGTAATCAAGTGCGAGAAGCATGGCCCGCAAGCCGTGGAGAAAACAGGCAAGGCTGTATTTCCAGACGAGATCAAAAAGATGGATAACCAGCTTCAGACTTTCTACTCCAGAAAGAATTGGAGCAGCGTAGTCTTGTGGAATGTTACCCACCCAGCCAACCAGCACCTCACGCTCGAAGCCTTGAACACATGGCCGGGACGCGACCTGCACGCTTTCAAGTGGCTGAAGGACGATGAAATCGGAGAGCTTCCGTTGGAGTGGAATTATCTCGTTGGCGTTAGTCCGAAGATTGAGCGACCTAAACTTGTACACATGACTCTTGGGACTCCTAACATTCCGGGCTACGAGAACTGCGAGTTTGCCGACGAATGGCGACGCGAGTTCGGAAAGATGACGTGCAACGAATCCTAATCGCCATGTCGGTCATGCTTCTCTGCGGCTGCTCCACAACGCCTCAACCTCAACCTTGGACACTGCCGACGCCAGACCCGTGGTTTGCCAAGCCGGCTTCAAGGCGAGTGGTCATCATGGCAGAGTTCGCTATCGACTCATCCGAGTCTATGCCGATGTGCGAAGCGCGATTGCTGACGGAGTTGCGGCGGCATCACATTGCGAACAGCATTCAGGGCGAATTGTTCCACGTAATGATCGTGCCGTGTAAATGAATCCTGACCACTCAGAGCTTCGTGCGCAGAACGCGGTTCTCAAATCCGCGCTCGATGCCGCGTTGAGATGGGTGGACGAATCGACGAAGCGCGATCTTGAAGCGGACAGCATCGAGGACGTTGAGAACGTCACGCCGGAATATCGACAGGACTTCGCGGCGATGAGAGAGGGAATGAAACTTTTATGACACCGGCACCAAGAAATTCTCCAATAAAACACTTCGAGAAAATATCACACGGCAAATGCGTTTGCTTGGCGTGTCCTGCTTGCCGCTGCGAAATAAAATCGCTTGCTAAAGACAAGCGGCAATTACGTAGCATGTTGCAGAGAACAATCGCATGGGCCGAGGTCGCAGCAGCACGCATCCCGGTTCATCAGGACTTAAACTGGAGCACGATCAACGACGCTCGCGCATTGCTGAATCCTAAAAAACGAAAGAGACGAGCGACAGATGAAATACAAAATCCTCAGTGAATCAGAACCGCTTGTGCTCGAAGACGAAGTTAATAGATTGCTCTCCGATGGATGGAGGCCGTGCGGTGGTGTGAGTGTTGTTCGCGACACCGAATTCGCCCCGCCAATTTTTTCTCAGGCAATGATTTTTGAAGACAATGCGCCTGAATGAAATTCGCAGCCTGCCTTGGAAGCTATGCGTTACCGCACTTCGTCGATCTCAACATACGCTGGCTCAAGGCCGTCTTCGGCAACATCCCGATCCTCGTCAGTGATGACAAATCCTACGAGTCGGCCAAGATCAAAGCCGTAACCGCTGCGCACGGCTGTTCATACTACCAATCACGCGAGCGGCGCGGGCACTTCGGCGGCGATGTTCAGGCCATCGTCAACGCTATCACATTCGGCCAGCAAACCGGCGCGGACATATCAATCAAAATCAGCCAGAGGTTCTTGATCCTATCGCCAGACATCAAATCCAAGGCAGAGCAGATATTCGCCGGCGAGAAGATATTCTGCGCACTGCCGGGCCGCGTGCCGCCCGCTCAGATCAAAGGCCACAAGGGCTTCGCGCACTATCCCTATCTGACCGACGTAATGTTCTTCGCGCCGCAACGAATCGAAGCCTCGTTCATCAAAAACTTCTACGACACCTGCTGGAAAACGGCAACCAAGTGGCACGAACTACTGGTTGAAATATCAGTAGCCAAACTGATGCAAGAACAGTGGAAAGATAAGCACACCTTATTCAACGAAATCACGGCGCATGAGGCTGGCAAGCCGTTTAGGTTTCTGAGGCGCTACATGAACACGCCGGATGATTACAAGCGGGTAGCGGAGCGCGTTGGATTAACCGGCCACTTTAGCACGTCGGAGTGGCGGAAGCTGGAGCCGAAATATCTGGTGAGGCCGATGGCGTGATGACGCCGTGCTTTGCGTCTCTCCACTTACGAACAAATCCATCCCAATCTGATTGCGAGCAATGCTTCATCGGCATTCCGTTACAAATTATACTCTCTGCCCAATCGAGAAGATGGTTTGCGTGGTGCAACTCTCGCTCCAACTGCCGTGCGAAGTCTCTCGATACCGGAGTGTCTCCAAAGCACGGAGTTTCTGAATCAGTCCTAGGTGTCTCGGATTTCATATTGCAGCTTTCTTTACAAGCTCATCCATCGTGGCCACCGAAACCTCGACTATCTTGCCGATCATGCTGTCCTTAATCGGAGCGCCGGACTTGGCCATTAGCGAGCGGCCATCTCGACACACGAACGCTGTGCCGCCAGATTCCAAATCCGTCCGGCAACCCGGACACAGAAAGACAGAACCGTTCGGAGTCTTCGTTCGGCGAAGCTTGTCGCCCGATCCGCAGACCAAACACTTGCGAATGATGAGCGGCTTCGGCTGCTGAATCGGCCCAAGCGAAAACTGACTTTTCTTTTGCTGCTCGACCAACTGCCCGACGAAATGTTGCAGGGCTTGGAAGTTTGGTGCTTTGCTGTTGCCGTTGTTCGCGCTCATAAAGGTTTGCCGGGCGTGGCAACGCACGCCCGGCGATTCATTATTCAAGACAAAGCTGGCCGAGCGCCGCCGACTCGCGCAATGTCTTGATTTCTCACCCACGTTGCAGGGCTGGGCAAACTTGCGTCATCTGCCCACTTCCGAACTCCAACCAGTATTAGGTTTTTGTTCATAAATTATGCCGTTTTCAAAATGTCAGCGATCTCTTTTTGAACGTCTGGATGACTGGCCCTATGGTGCGACCAGAACTGCCGAACAATCGGCGGCGGAAACGTCTCTTTACTTGTGTCGATCCAGTGATACTTGTCGTGCTGCCACGCAAACGCCGCCCCTGTCAGGCAATTGAACTCAGAGAACAGCTTGGTGTGGTCCGCCGAATTGCGCTTTGTCGATAGATACGTGTCCAATCCAACGCCGTGCAGTGTCTCGATTCTCTCTCTCAGCAATTGATAGGTGTCTCTCCAATAAGTTAACCCATGCCGACGCATTCCTTCAAACTCGACCGGAATTCCAAGAGCCAGTTCGGTGCTTGGTTTCCACGGCACGGCGCTTCCAAGCTCGGCGAATGGAGTGATGAGCAAGAACGGCTTGTTGGCCACGAATAAAGAATCCGGCGTAGTTGGACGCAGAAATACACAATCGGAATCCACATGGCAAACGCAATCGGCCTCTGGACACAAGAGATCGGCGCAGCACTTCTCTAGTTGCTGGTCGAAATAGCCAGTCATCTTTGGATGGCGCACAACTACGCGCACGCCAGCTAGGTCCATTTGCCTCAACAGCGATTCATCGGCTTGCGGCACGGACATCACAAACTCGTGAAACCCTGAGCAGAATTGGCGATATGACTTCAGCAAATACGGCAGCCAGTCGAAATCGCCGCGATACGAAACGCACAGGATGGAGGTTTTCATTTTGGTGTGCAGAGCAGGTCGTATTGATGTGGGTCGAAAGCGTGCAGCGGTTCTGTTTTGTATCCTAAATCTTCGATGGTCCTCAATAGGGCTTCAGTAGTTACGCCATACCTAGCCAAATGTCCGGGCGCAACCTCGACGATCATTACTGGATGGTCGCGACTGATAATGCGAGAAGCCCCACGGATGGCGAACCTTTCGCAACCCTCAACGTCAAATTTAATCAGGGCTACTTTAGAGGCATGGACAACATCAGAAATCGGAAAGCAGATTGCGTCATAACCCGGCAGACTATCTAAGCATGTTGCTCCCACATTAACGGACCTCTGAAGCCGAATCAGACCGAAAAAATCCATCGCCGCGCCGGAAATAATTACAGCCCGTGGGCAATTATGAATCAGACATGCCAGAGGGTCTTTGTTTGGTTCAATTGCGTAAACTAAGCCATCTCCCACAGCCTTCAAATAGGCCGTTGTATGACTACCAATGTTTGCTCCAACATCAATCACAACGTCTCCCGGCTTGATAAGCGAACAGATTTTCTTTATACCTTCGTCGTGGTCCAACTTGCCGGTTTCCTCTACCCACTTACTAATGTGAGAGTCAGCGTCCAAAACCATGATGCCGTTGTTTAGAAGTTTGGTTTTCATGCGGGCAGCAATGTATCATCAGTTTTAATCTGATGCACGGCGGCAAACGTCCCGTCAATCAGCCGTGCGCAGCGCTGTTTGTAATTGAGCACGTTGTCACCATAGCCCGAAAAAGCCGAAGACAGCCACGCGCATTTGTTAAACAACCCAAGTCCGAATTTGTTTACCAACTCCCAACCCACTTCCATATCAAACGCGCCACGATCTAAAGCTTGCTTAGCCATGCTGCCTTGTTTGAACAAGTCTCTCAAAAACGCGACGTTGTAAACGGCAATCGCTCCGTTTGGGTAAAGTGTGAACCGCTCCACTCGCGGTCGGTTTGGAATTTGAAGGCCGTATATCGGCACAGGTAGTTTGCATTTCCTGACGTAACTCGCCGCGTAGATTTGAAACCCAGCGAGCATCACGGGGCCGGCTGACATAGAATTCCAGCACACCGGACTGCCGCCCACAACGGCTTGCGGCCAGCGACGATATTCACCAATTATTCTCTCGTCCCATTCGTGGCCATGCACGCGGCAATCTTCTTCAAGATATAGGAAATCCGTGAATCCACTGTCTTCCGCAATCGACAGCGCCATCAGAAACACGAAGTTGTTCACAGCCCAAGGCCGCTGCTTGGTTTTGATTAGATCAGGGCTTTGGATGACGCGATCCGGTGTCCATTCGGCGTGGTCTGAGAACGTGACAAGTGGATATTTCGTTTTCCACGCCCTGAGATTTGTCAGGAACGCCTCACCGTGGCCGTAACGTGGCGGAGGAATGTAAACGATGGTGCCAACGTTGCTCACAGGTATTCGACAATTGCGAATGACTTCTCGTCGTTTATCATCAATTGTGTGCCGCATTCGGTACAATATGTGACTGCGCCAACCGATGAGGATTCCAATACGTCAACACATCCATCGGGTTGCTTGAGAGCCATCATTACCAAGTTCATTTGCTTTCCGCATTTTGGACAGCAATCGCTTTTCACTTTCATGGTTCGAGAATTTCCAGCAACGTGTTGAATGTTTTCCTGTCTAGTTCCGTCATGGGCAGTCTGATGTGAAGCTCCGAGTAAAATCCTTCGGCCAGCTTCTTTGGGTCTGGCACTATCTGTGTGATTCCGAGCACCCGGTTCAGCCATTGCTCCCAAGGGTCTTTGAACAGTGTTCGGACGGTGACGCCCGACTCGCGCACAAGTTGCGCGAATAGCACTTCATCTATTCCCCATCCAATTGCGATTGGCTTTTGGTTGGCGTCCCGGTGGCCATCAATGTTCAGGCCCTTCGCCCATGCCCATTCGATTAGCTCGGTGAAGTCCATCGGAGCAGGAGCCATGATCTTCGACCATACGTTGTGATGGGCTAAAATATGGTTTGTGGTAACGTGGTCGCGGCTTCCTATAGCGGTCGCCAGTTCGTTGTCAGGGACTTCCGCCACTGCGTCGATGAACATTCGGCTCGCGGGAAATTGGTCTAAACCTGTGACCATGACAACCTCGCCGGGGAACAGCGTCGGCCCGTGAATTATCCCCATAGTCGCACGCCAGTTTCTTCCTGGAGGTGGCGTAAACGGGACCTTGCTGCGATCCTCGACTACGCGCACGTCGCCCGTCTTTGGAATGGCGTGTGCGTTGCTGCCGTTGGAGACGAAGACGAGGCCGGTCTTGATGCCGAGCCTTGGCCAGAGCCTTTGGTGCATCTCATAAAATCCACGATAAAATTCGTTCCCATCCCACACCAGTAAAACTCTGTCGATGTTCATATTTTAAGTTCTCGCAAATTCTCCGTGGTATTTTCGGGATGCGGCGGCGTAAGCGGCGGCAGCTTTTAGGATGTCGGTGAAATAGCCGAGATGAATACTTTTACCATTAAGCTGTATTGTAGCCTTCCACTTCGACGCCCGCCTGCTCCACGTTACGCCTTTGAATCCAGATTTATTATTACGCTGTTTTCCTTTATTTCAGTTGTTTTGCTGATGCGTGCATAATCGCAGTTCGGATTTGCGGTTGTCTAACTTGTTTCCGTTGATGTGATCGACTTGAATACCGACAGCGGCATCCATAATGAACCTGCTGAGAAATTGAATAGTCTTATATCCATCGCTCCTTCTGATGTTCCGCTTTGCATACCCCTTGCTATCAAGATACCACCTAAACTTGATCGCTCGCTCGAAATCATCATCGTCGATTATAGCGAATGAACCGTTTAAAATGGGGAGTGTTTTACTCATGGGTTAATCGAACTCTGGTATCGGGTGGGTTTTGGACACGCCGAGCGTCCAAGGGCCGACCCGCGTGTAAACCCGATGGTAGCATTGGCGGGCCGAAACCCACGTCTCCAGATTCTCCTTGTAGTCGGGGAAGTTAAAATCATGGAATAGGACGAACCGCGCTGAATCGAAGAACATATTGAGCCGATCAATTCGAGTCTGAGGTTGGTCATCCACAAGCACGAGTCCCCATTGCCGTGTGGCTAACTCCTTCAACAGTGCGTCCGTTTGCTTCAAGACTTGGTGCGTCGGGGTGATGTAGCTCGTAAACTGATTGCGCCAGCTATCATCAAACTCGGTCGTGACGAGAGGAAGTCCAAGAACGGCGCACAGCGAGTGAAGGCACGGCGTCGAAAAATTTCCGCACCCGATCTCCAATACTGGGCCACCGCATACAGCCGTGCAGGCCATTAGCGCTGGCAGGTGGCTGCCATAATTTAACGTTTCGATCATGTTGGTGTTCGTTTGTTTGGAGGATTAGTGGATGTGAAGTGCGTCAGCTTTTTCCGCCACCGCATTTCTTCCTTGCGGCACTTGTTCAGTTCGTCGCCGATCATTTGCAGCACAGCCGCACGTATCGTCGGCACGGGCTTGCGCTTGCCCATGACAATGAAGCCACCAGAAGGTTGGATGCAGCACGTTCCGATTCTGGTTTGTCCATGCGTCACTTCCAGATATTCTAGGCCGCTTGGATACTGCCTTTGTGTGGCGACGAATCCGCCTAACAATTCCTCGCAGACCGCCGCCTTATCGCATGTATTCATATTCAGAATTTCCAGCCATTCGATTCGTAGTCAACACTAGTCAATGGTATGCCCGTGGACTTGTAGATGTCGATTGCGCACAGTGGATGGTTGGCTATTTCAGTAGAGATTGTCAAGCCAATCTTTCCAGCCACGCATTCAATCATCTTCCAGATCAGCGGATGGCTCGGATGAGAACTCGACCAACCCAACCGCGTCGTCAGCCAGCGTTCCTCAACCCATGACTCAAGCTCCTGGAAGCTGCTTTCTCGGCAATGCGACAGGAACCGAGCCTTATGGATGGCCGTCTGTTCTCGCAGATATGCAACGCGCTCGGCGTGACCCAGCTTGGCGTAACCCGTCTTGTCGTTCAGGGCCGTCTCGGCATCGAACACGTGAAGATTATTCCAGTTGGGCAAACGAATCTCCATGCCTGGCGAGCACGCGAGCGAGTCAAAGACGTTCTCCGCTGAGGATCGCACGGTGTTTAGCACGCCGCAGTACTGGACGTGCTCACAGACGAGGTAATCCACCTTGCCGAATTTGAAGCCTTGCAGAATCCTGTTCACGCCAGCCGATACTTCACACCCTGGACCGTCCCACATTTCAACGGGATTGAAACATAGCAGTTCAAACGGATGTCCGTGCATCGCGTTGTAAACGCGCATGAAGTTCAGCATTGGCACAATGCGGCAGCTTCCAATCAGGCACATGATCTGTGTCGCCTGCGGGTTGCCGAAGGCGAACTTCTTGTGCTCGTAGGAAGCGCGAAGAATGTTGGTCGTGATTGGAGATAAGGCTGCGCTCACGTCAAATCACCCGCATGTCTAAAGGTTGGCATTGTTTTCTTAAATAAACGAACAGGCGTTCGTTTAATCATTGTTCGACTTAACACGTAGAGCCTTCTCGGCGATGGCTTTGGCGTGGCCGTAAAACTCCGGCGCGAGGCCGGGCACTTCGGTTTCACCCTTTGCGATGCGTTCAAGCGCCGCTTCGAGTTGATCGTGACGGCGCACTTTGGCGATCCATTCACGATACAGTTTCACAGGCAGGTATGCCCCTGATCCGGGTTTTCCGATGCCTTTCAGTATAGCCATAAGTCGAACAATTCAGTCCAGCGAAGGCCGGGATTCGCCTTCATGTTTTGGTTGCGTCAGCGGCCCGGCCTCGCTGACTTCTGCGGTTGCAGGTGATTCGGATGGCTTTTTCTTTGCGCGGGGTTTTCATGGTCTGAACCGTGGTCATGGATAAGCTACAGAGTCGGTTTAAGAATTTTTCTGAGGCTTGACCTCCTCAATCCATGTTTCTTCTGGAAAGATTCGGCCTTCACCGCCGAGGCCATCGCGTTTGAGCATTTGGCACACGGCGTCCGCTTGCTCGCGGGTATCGTGCGTGTCGGTCGTCAGTTGGTTTTCGAGGAAGCCGAGAGTGACAGGCCAGCGAGAACAGGATCTCCACTTTGACGCCTCAGAACCATTCACTGGAGCGCAACTGCCGCTTCGCTTGGCAGTTGCGGACGCCTTGCGACTGGCAGTTATGTTCGGCTTCTCAACCATGCCACCACAAAACCTGATGGCGCATTCCAGCTTGTCACGCACGAAATCAGCATCCCAATCTTCCGACCATGTTATTGGTAATAGCTGCTCCAGCAGTTCAAGAGCTTGAGAGCGAGCGGCCTCTAGCTCCGCAATTTTCAACCTCAGCGCCTTATCGTTGTTTTCCATATTGGCTACGAAACCACATCGGGCGGGAAGGCTGGCGCTTTTGCAAGCATCCTCGGCTGGCCATTGCTCTGGCCAATTGATGGCTTCTGCCCGCTGTCGATTGACTTCCAGCGGATGAAGCTCGTGCCGATCTTCTTGCATTTATCCTTCGCGACGGTGAAGTGATTGCCTTCGCCTGACAGAGTTTTATGAAAACACTTCACGTCGGACTCGCGCACCTCGACGACGATTCCAAGCATTCCCGCGTTCGTACCGAATGTCTGAATCACGTCGTATTTTTCGAGTGTCGCCGTGTCGTCGATGACGATGTGTTTTGGCTGGCGTGGACGCCTTGGCTTTGGCGCTACTGGAGGCTGGGTTGTCGATTCGTCGTTCATAATATTGCGTCAATAGGACTCCTAACACTTAATGCTTCTGTGTGTAGATACCCCATCGTAGTCTCCAGTTGTGAGTGTCCCATTGCTTGTTGAATCGCGCGCGGATTCTGTCCGCCATTCAAGCAATGCGTCGCGTAGGCGTGGCGCAGGTGGTGTGGCGTGATGTCGAGGCCCATCGGCCTTGCGGCGGAGCGCACGCACCGTTGCACATTCGCCTCATGGCATCGCCACCTCACGGTGACTCCCGTGCGCGGGTGGACGCAAGACGTGTGCGCCGGAAAGAGCCATGCCCACTTTTCCAAGAATTGCCAATGCGGATATTTCGTTACCAGCAAGCCCGGCAAGGCGACTGGCAGACGATTCAAGCGGTCGCGTTCGCCGATGGACTTCGCCAAAGTGAGTTGCGCCGCTAGCTCGCCGGCCAGTGAACACGGGATTGAAACAAACCTGTCCTTTCCACCCTTGGCACCGCGCAAAATCAGCTTCGACTCGGACAAGAGAACATCCTTCACGCGCAGATTCAGCGGCTCAGTGACGCGCATCCCGCACCCGTAAATCAGTTTCACGATCAGCCGCGTCGGGTATCCGCCTACGTCCTGAATCCTAGCGATCAAAGCCCTAACATCGTGAACCTCCGGCGCATAACGCAGATGCACAGGCTTCTTAGCGCGCAACGAATCCACCTTTCCGATTTCCAATTTAAGCACTTCTCTGTAGAAAAATAGCAATGCGCAGAAAGCTTGGTTTTGAGTAGATGCCGAAACATCCTGTCTGGCGAGTTGGGTCAGAAAAGCTTCCATCTTTTGTTCAGGCTTACCGTCGCGGCACCGCTCTACCACAAAACGAGAGAACCTATCAAGCCACTGGCAGTAAGAACGCTCAGTCTCAATAGACAAATGCTTGCGCCTGATAATGTCGCGCATATTACTGATGGCGATTGTGATTTTCATATTACACGACTGGAGCTTGATAATCCTTGTTGGGCGGCACTAGCGCACCTCGATGTCGTGCGGGTCAACGATTGGCCCGTGGCTTGTGTCGCCGTTCCACAGTCCCATGCGATAGAGTCCTTGTCCGGCTTCGGTTGCGTAGCCATAGCGGTAGGCTTTCTCGCCTCGAAAGCGCCAGTAGCATTGTCCTGTTTTCATAGTGTGTTTTCAGTTCGACCGTGCCGCCCAACCACCGCATGGAGCGAAAGGCGCGGGCGCACGCCTCTCGCAAATTCGACCTTCACTTGTCCGCGCCTTCGCTCATGCGGACGTTCGGCAAATATCGTATGTCGCCGGTTGGTGTTCGCCATCCCCATTCCTCGAACGTCACAGTTTCGCCGTCGTATTCTGGATAGAGGCGGTTTTCTATCTCACCAAAGATTTCCGCTTCGACGCCCATCACATCGAGCGACTTCCACGGGGCGGTGTTCATCGCCAGCCATAGGAGCTTTTTGTTATCAGCCTCTTTGAGCTTGGCGTTGAGTTCGATTTCTCGGAGCAGCCAGTTGAGTTGTTCGTCTGTCCACGTTTTTTCCGAACCAGTCGGCGCAGCCAATGCGTCTTTACGATTGGCTTCGGACTGGCTCTTTTCTTGTTCGAGATTCGTCAGCATATTCACGGTTGTTTTAGGTTCGACCAGACGCATTGCTGGCCTCGTCGTTATCCAATCCCAAGGCACCGCTTGATTAGGTCAACGGTTTTCTGAGTCATCAGTTCTCTTGGTTCGCAGTAGATAACCCTGTAGCCCTTGGCCGCTGCGAAGTTCATTTTGTCCATGTCTCGCCTCGCGCCTGTTCCAGATGTATGCCCGCCCGTCTGGCGACGATGGCAAACAGGGCACGGCTTTCCGATCCCGTGAATCGCTCCGTTGATTTCCAAGGCGAGCGGCGTGGGAGAAGAAAATGGCCACGCAAAATCAAACCTGTGACGGCTTTCTGGCTTGTTAAACGGGTATTCAACCAGCGGCAACGGCACGCCGCACGCCCTGAAGTAAGCAATCACGATCTTCGGGTTGTAGGTGGTTGGTTTCATGCCGGCATCGAAATCTCGGTTTCCTCGTTCTCGAATTGCACCACAACCTGCTGACGGATGTTCTGCGACAGCGCCTCGGAGATCACCACCGCTCCGGACCACTGACCAAGCTCGATTTGTTTGCCGAGATGGCTGTAGAGTTGCACGATATTTAATAAATCCACGATATGCTTTTCCTGTTGTGCAGTCATTGCTTTTGCGCTCATTGTGTTAGCGTGACGCTTCCTGTTTGTTGTTTCTGTTTCGCGAAAGCTGAGTTCATGGCCGCGTGCATGGCGGCTTCGTCTGCTTTGTAATACGTCATCAATTCCTGAATGTTTGAATGTCCAGTCATTTTAGCAACCAGAGCCGGCGATACGCCAGCGTCGAGAAGCGTTGACGTATAACCGCGCCGAAAATCGTGATAGCTTTTCTTTACTCCAACCTTTTTACACAGGGCGCTAAATTTAGAATCAGGCAAGTAGCCCTTCATGTATTCATTGGCCCAGTACGGGTGCACGTAGGCGCGGCCAGGCCACTCGTCAGATGGATTCCTCTGCATCTCAACCAACATCGCATGAAGCTCACCACCGGGCGGGATCGGCGGGGTCGATGTGATGCCCCACTTGGAAACCTTCCGTTCAACAACCCGAATGTGAAAACGCTCTAAATCGACATTGACCCACTGGAGTAGGCAGGCACCAACGCCACGCAAGCCGGTCCAATAACCCATCACAACAAGGTAATACATCGGTGTGCCAACGGAAGCATCGCGTAGCCTTTCGTATTCTTCCAGCGTGATAGTTGTCACCGGGCGTTTCGGAATTGTGACTCGATTGAACACGCGCACTAGCTCACGCAAGCCCGTGATATAGTCGCGCCTGTCCATCCAAATCAAGAATGACTTCAAGTGCCGCTGATACAAGTCAACCGTGCCAGGCTTTCGGCCAGACGTGCCAACCGCGTCGCACCATTCGCGAACCGTTTGCGGAATAACGTGCCGGCCCGCACAGAACAACTCGAAGTGTTCCAACACAACCCTCATGTTGCGAACCGAGAACTCAGAACACTTACGATCCTGCAAGTCTTTGAGGTATTCACCGACGCGGTTCGCCAGCGTGTTCGCTTTGGCCAACTGCGGCGGTGAGACGTATGGGACTAGCTCGTTCATGTTTTAGCCAATCTCTTGAAATAACTAGGCCGCTTCGCTCGCCTAATGTGCGCCATACCGCGCTTGTTTTTCTCCTGCCGCTTGATGAACTCCCACTGGCGACGCAGATGAAAAACGTCGATCCCGCAGCCGACGAGATACTTTGACGCTGTGCTTATAGTAACGTGTGCAAAGCTGTCCATCTCGGATAGGATATGCACCGTGGACGGATGCAACCCGCCAGCCTTGCCAATCTGCCTAGCCGTCATCGCACGGCCATTCACCCGCGCCAGCAATCGGCACGCTCTCGGTGGCAGCCTGTCCAAGAATTCGAGCAGGGTCATGTGAGATTCGCTTTTTCAACCAACGCTGCCTGCAACAATTCTGGCGGTGTTGAATCTGCCGGAATCGTCGCGCCAGAAGCGTCTGCTGGAACAGCTTGTTTTGCCTTCTTTAATTTGTACAGACACTTGGACAAAGCGTTAATAAAATCGCCGCACTCATCTTGGCCAATCGTGATTGAGCCAATGAATATTTTCTCGCCGTCCGCTAGCCGCACGCAGCAGTTGTCTTCGCGAGCCATTATCCGCAATTGGTTTTCTATTTTCATTTTTCCGTTCCGTTAAGCCATTGGATTGTTACGTGATTTCTCCCGCGTCGCCCCATGAACAATTGCGAGTCCGATGTCACTTCTAATCCATCTTTGGACGCCTTGACTTCGATTTCTATTTTCCCGTCTTGGCTCTGGAAAATAACCTTTCCGGTTTTGACAATCATTTTCATGGTGCAGCCTCAACCATTTCCTCGACTAGCTTTGGAGGCTCGTGACCGACCTCGCTGCAAACGAGCTTGCGCACCTTTTTCTTATGTGCGGCAACGATTTGTTCAGGAACGTCTTCCTCGATCTCAATAATCCGGCATGACGGTGGCGGCGGTGATGCCCAAATCCGAAGACTCAAGCCAGCAAACATCGTGTCGTTCACGTAATTAAGTTTGTCGCCATCATAATTAACCGACTTCACCCATTTGCCAGCGGCCAGACCACGAATGATTTCAAGTGTCTGTTCGCGGGTTGGACGATCAAAGTCAATGCCAGCTATTTGCACCGAATGACTACATTCAAGCGATGGCAGCCGCTCGGCGATGAGGTTCAGGGCTTCGATAATCTTTTCGTCGCGCTCGATGCGCTGGCGAACCTGCTTGATTGAGTCGGCGATATTCATGGAGTCGGCACGTCGTCGTTTGGTTCGTGTTGTTCGGGTTTTGGAATCGGCGGCGTTAAATGCTTAGGTGGCCCACCGTTCATGTCGCAGAGGCGGGCGTAGCCCTCATCGAACCTTTTCAGAAATTTATCCAGCGCGTCTTGCAGTCGTGCTAGAATAGACTCGTCTCGCTCAACGACTTTCACCAGCGCTGGCAAGCGTCGGCGATAGCTGACAAACTTCCACGATGGACGACCAGTCACCAGCAACGCACCATACACTTGTGGCAGGTAATCTTTAGGAACCTCGCCGGCCAGCAAGTAGCCGATATGCGTTTCAATCTTCGGACACTTAAATTCTACTCCACAGTTATCGCCAAGAAGCCCGTCAGGTGAGCAGCCAATGCGACCGTCATCGGTCGTGATTAGACCAACGCGCTGGATTGCTTCACTAAATTCGAGTTCGTACCACGGAATAGCTTCTTCTTCTAAAATCTTACCTTGGTCGGCGTCAAACACGTTTAGACTCGCCACAGGCCCGCCAAGCCATTTTTCCGCCAGCTTGCGAGCCAAGTAGGTTTCCAGCATTTGACTATCTCGCAACACCATTTTCGATGTCACGATGTTGTCGAATTCGGAAGCCGTTGGAATGCCAGAGCGGGCTAGCTGCCACTCGACCGATCCTTGCGCGTGCGGAGAGATAATCATTTTGGATTTTCTTTCCGGCGCAGAAATGAATCAAGCGTGTCGTATTTGCCAGCGCGGATTTCTTCAAACTTAGCAGCGCCGGCGAATTTAAGGAACGCTTCCTTGTTGGAATTGGTTTCAGCAACCCGACGCTCTAATTCAAAGGCTTGCTCTTTTGATATAAAATCACCTTCCATCGTGGCATCCTCACGCGCTCCAACGATGCGAAGCGACAGCCCGCTCTCAATGGCCCCTCGCTTACCGTAGGTGTGTCCAGAACCGTCCGCTTGAGACTCGTTGGCCCCCGGTGGACCTGATCCGATTCTAACAGTGTAAGGTATTTCCCGCGAGTGACCTCCAGAGTGTTGCAAAGTCATAGTGACCGTTACCCGGCCAGCTTCCATTCCGGTTTCTCGGAAGGCGTAGCTAAACCCGTTTCTTAGACAAATCGGCCTCACAATTTCGTCTATGTCCTCGAAGTTGGCATACCGGAACTTCACATTGCCATGCTTGTCAGGTATCGGCCTAACACCAACAATCGTTGGCAGTTCCTTTAACAAAACAATAAACGCGGATGCAAATTCCCGCTCGGCATTCAGCTTCACTTCTTCGCGGTGTAGCTGAACAAGGTCTTTGAATGCAGCAACATTCTCCGCTGTTAGTCCGCGCTCAACCACCATCTCTAGCAGGTCGCCGACGCTGCGCTGTGGTTTCTTAGTCTCAATGGCGACCACTGGCGCACTTCGATTCGCCGGCATCAGTTCAAGCTCTTTGTTCATTTGACGATTAAGCCAGTTGTTTTACTTCGCGTCAAGCTATATTTCGCTCTCACAACGAGAGCAGCAGCGCCAGAACAAACCACGCGAACGGCGCGACGGCTAGAGCGATTACGATTGCGCCGATCCAATCAAAGCGCGGTGGTTTGATGTCGGTTATCATTCGTCTCCAAATTCTGCCAGTGGATGGCGGTCAAGGTAATGGTCAATATCCGACCCGGATTTTTGCTGCCGCTTGTCATCTTCGCCAAAGTATTTGTTGGATCGGTCGCCGCCGTAACAATGGCGGCATGGATTGCACTCTGGACAGTTTCCGTGATTACACTTTTCTGATCCGCATTCTCCGCAATGAGTTGTCATCTGGATTTCTTAGTTAAAATTCGCGGGTTAGTACCCTCCCCGCACGGCGGACGATCAAAACCGCCGTTAAAGTTTGCGTTTTAGTTTAGGAGCCGTGAGCGTGGCGTTTTCCCTCACGTAGATGTAGCCAGCCTTCACTAGAGCCGGAGCCGTGAGCGTGGCGTTTTTCATCACGTCGATGTAGCCAGCCACTTCAGCTAGAGCCGGAGCCGTGAGCGTGGCGTTTTCCATCACGTAGATGTTGCCAGCCTTCACTAGAGCCGGAGCCGTGAGCGTGGCGTTTTTCATCACGTCGATGTAGCCAGCCACTTCAGCTAGAGCCGGAGCCGTGAGCGTGGCGTTTTCCCTCACGTAGATGTTGCCAGCCTTCACTAGAGCCGGAGCCGTGAGCGTGGCGTTTTCCATCACGTAGATGTAGCCAGCCACTTCAGCTAGAGCCGGAGCCGTGAGCGTGGCGTTTTCCCTCACGTAGATGTTGCCAGCCTTCACTAGAGCCGGAGCCGTGAGCGTGGCG